TCATGGTGTTCCTCCGCCCGTCGGCACCCGACCGTAGCCGACCGCCTCGCGCTTCTCGTCCTCGCTCAGGAAGGTCGCGGCCGAGAGTCGGCGCCAGAGCGACTCGCGCTCCTCGGCCAGCGCCTCGATGGCATCGAGATCGGGTTCGAGCGTGAGGTCGTCGCCAAAGGCCGGCCCGAGCCATTGCGCCAGCGACTGCGCCGTGCGCCGGACCAGCGGGATCGCGGTCTGGCGCCAAAAGGCGCGGTTGGCCTCGGCGAAATTGGCGTGGGTGTTGTCGCCCGGCAGGCCGAGCAGCAGCGGCGGCACGCCGAAGGCGAGCGCGATCTCGCGCGCCGCCACGCCCTTGGCCGCGACGAAATCGAGTTCGGCCGGCGTCAGCGACAGCGGTTTCCAGTCGAGCCCGCCTTCGAGCAGGAGCGGCCGGCCGGCGTTGCGGGCGCCCTGGAAGCTCTCTTCCAGCTCGGCCTTCAGCCGCTCGAACTGGGCGTCGCTCAGGCTCGCCCCGTCCGGGCCGTCATAGACCAGCGCGCCCGAGGGCCGCGCCGCGTTGTCGAGCAGCGCCTTGTGCCAATTGCTGGCGGCGTTGTGGATGTCGAGCGAGCAGGCCGCCGCCTCGATCGGCGACAGGCCGTAATGGTCGTCGACGGGATGGAACAGGGTCAAATGCAGGATCGGCGGCACCGCGCCTTCGTCCTGCCGGAAGCGGATGGTCTCGCCGCCGACCGTGTAGTCATAGGCTTCGGGCCAGCCATCGCGGCCGGGCACGATCCTCATCCGGTCGGGCCGCAGCGCGTAGAGCTCGCGCGGCTCAGCTCCGGTGCTCGCCGCCTCGACATAGGCGTTGCCGGCGACCAGCAGATGGCCGAACAGCATCTCGCGGAAGGCGATGCCGCCCTGGCGCGGATTGGGCCGGTCGATCAGGGCGAGTGCCGGGTGCTCCGGCCTCTCGCGCGCACCGACCTTGGCGATGAGCGGAGTCTGCGCGGCGGCTTCCGCGATCAGCCGGACGCAGCGATGCACGACCGGGTTGCGCTCATAGCCCTCGCGGGCCAGCGCCGCGTAATCGCGCGGCGTCCAGACCGGGCGACCGGCCTCATGCAGCGCGATCAGCGGCCCGACGCGCGAGCGCTTGCGTTCCGGCGCGGCGGAACCGCGCAGGTTGCGAAGGAAATTGAACATGAAGGTCTCGCTGTTGAAGCTTGTGGTGCAGCGTCATGGTCGGGCTTGACCCGACCATCTCGGAAACCAGTGTCTTCTCGTCCTGAGATTCTCGGGTCTGCGCTTCGCTTCGCCCGAGAATGACGGCCCTGGCTGCTAAATCCCCCTCACCCGCGGCCGGCCCTTCGGACCGAGCATCAGATGGGTCAGCGCCCAGACCAGCGCGTCGAGCCGGTCGGGCGAGCGGCCGGAACTCAGGCCCCCCGGCCCGAAATCGCACATTCCATCTTCGTGGCCCTAACGCTTTGGAATTGTTGGCTTTAGGTTTTACTGTTTTGAGGTGTTTTACAGTTCTGTTCTTCGCTCGTTCGCCTGAGCGTGAGCAAAGCGGCCTGACCGCTGGTTTTGCGATCGGCAAACCGGCAATAGCGTTCGATCATCGGCAGCGACATGCCGACGATGTCGCCGATCTGCCCGGTCGATAGGCCGGCGCGACGCAGCCGGATTACGGCGGTGCAGCGCAGCCCGTGCAGAGTTACGCCTTTCAGGGCCGGCACCTTGTCGCGCGCCTCGGCGAAATGCGTCGAGAACATCTTGCGCGTGAAGCGGTGTCCATCAGCCCGGCCGCCTTGCTGGTAGAGGAACGGACCGGGCCGCTTCTCCCAAGAGGCCATTTCCGCTGCCAACTCGGGCACTATGGGGCACCACACGTCCCGCTTTCGCTTCAAAGTGGTGAGCGCGAACCCGCCATCGTCAACATCGGTCCAACCGAGCCGGACAGCGTCGCTGCCCCGCATCCCCGTATACATGTAGAGGATCACGCCCCGGCGGATCATGCCGGTGAGATGCTGCAGTGCCGCCTCGATCTGCTCAGGCGTCCAGGGCTTGTGCCCCGATTCCTTGCCGTAGGGCTTCACACCTTCCGTCAGGCTGTGGTCGATGTGGTCACGAACCCTTGCCCAGGTCGAAAGCGCCCGCATCGCGCTTAGGAAGTTATTTGCCTTGCCGGGAGTAGCTGCCAGGCCATCCATGACGGCTTGCACATGGACAGGCCGCAGCCCCTTAGCCGGCAGGTTCCCCCAGGCCGTGCGAGCAAGCTTGAGCGAGCGCTGATACTGGTCGATCGTCCCGGCAGTGATCTGCCCTGAGGACTTGATGAACTCAAGATATCCGTCCAGCACCGCCCCGATCGTATCGACCGGCACCGCTCCCATCATGCCTTGCGCCTGCCTGATGGCGTTCCAAAACTCGGGAGCGTGCGGATCGTTCGGAAGCGGGATGCGCTCGCCGGCATGGTCGGTGCCGCGCCCGGGCTGGAAATAGAAATACTCCCGGCCGCGCGAGACGACGCGATGGACGCCCTTGGGCAGCGTGACAGCCGCACGGCTACGCTGACGTGGCATTGCGAGCCCCCGCTAGGAAGGGATCGTTGGCAGCCGGCGATGCACGGCCCGCCGAAAGCGATCCGAGCGCGCGCTGCACGTCGGCCCAACACCACCGCACGCATCCGGTGGATAGCTTCACAGGCTGCGGCAGGACGCCCCGACGCACCATCTCATGCACCGTCGATTCAGAGGCATCCAGCTCGCGCGCGAGCGTGCTGCACGACACATATGACGGCGGACGCTCTGAGCTGAGAGGTTGCGCGGCCACGATCCTTATCCTCCCGCCGCTGCCGTGATTTCGAGGAAGCGGTTTCGGCCATCCTTGGCCTCTTTGACGCCGATGATTTCCCAGGTCAGGCCATCATGGGCGAGCCGATCCACGGCGTTGACGCTCGCCTGAGGCCCGGCAGCGCGGATGACGAAGCGGCTCACCCGCGTCGAGACGAGGCGACCGAACGCCACGCGCTCGGTATCCGATACGTCGAGGCGTGAGGCAGCAATGCTGGCCAGCTCACGCCATTCGGTGATTTCATTGCCATAGCCGTCATCGCCGACCACAACGAAGCGCTCGATGACGATCCGCCGATCAAGGTCGCCCGCCGTGGTCATGCCGCACCGTCGCCGCCGGCATCGCTGCCGCGTTCGTCGAGTGGGACCATGTTAAGCGGCGACAGGTATTCCTCGCCGCCCTCGATCTCCGGCATGTTCTCCCAGCCGCGGATTTCGTTGGGGCTTAGCCAGCCCCACTCGCGGCCGATCCGATAGCTCTCATATCGCGCTTTCATGTCGCCCCGCAGCAAGCCGGCAAGGTCATGCTCGACAAAGAGCGCTCGCCGGCTTCCGGCAGGCAGCAGCGCAATATTCATGGCCTGCTCGACGCGCCGCGCCATGGGCGCCAGACAGCGAACGACGAGCGCGCGGCTTTCCATCTCGACGTTTGAATAGGTGCCGTGGTCAAGAATCCCAACAGCCGTTGGCGGCACGCTCCAGATCCGGCAGATATCGAGATTGGTGAGCTTGCGGCTTTCCAGGAATTCGGCATCTTTCGCCGTCATGGAGAAGGATTTCCACTCCGCGCCGCCATCCAGGACAAGCACGTTCGAGGTGACGCTGTTCGCCGAAATCTTCGCCCCGAGTTTCGTCAGGGCGTCGTCCTTGCCGGCAGGACCGAGCATGTTGGGGAACACCAAAGCGCCGGAAGGGCGGTTGCCCTTTGCGGCCAGGCCCGCCGCCGTCTCCTGTTGCGTGAGCGCCAGGTTGAACGTCTCGCGGGCGAGCTGGATCGGGGACAACCCCATCACCCCGTCACGCGCCAGGCGGTAGCGGAGGTGAAGGATTTCGTCCTGGACATAAACACGCACCCGGCCGCCGCGATCGGTCACGCGATAGCGCAGACGCCCGCTCTCCAGACGCTCGACAGCGACGCGGCCGGGATCGAGCGGATGAAGCGCCGTCACTTGTCCGCGCGCGTTCCAATCGATCGCGGCATAGGCGTTGCCGGTCATCAGCAGGCTTGCGAGCATCGTTTCGCGAGCCTCGAATGCCGTCATCACCGGGTTCGGCATGTCGTGCAGAACGCCATAGAGGGGATGATCGGTCGCCCGATCGCGCCCGCCATTGCCAGTGCGGCGATAGACGTTGAGCGGCACGGCGGCGAGCGCCTGGCTGATGATCGAAATGCATGCGCCGGCCGTAGCGAGGCCGCTGGCTCGCTGCGGATCGACATGTGCGCCGACGCCGCCTTGCAGGCCGAACCATTCACCAATGAACGGATCATCCGATCTGATGCGGGCCTCAGCGCGCTTCTCGCGCCCCAGGATGCGATCAAGAAAGCTCATCGGGACAGCTCCAGAAGCTTGAGCGTGCGTTCGGCATAGAGCCGGAACGGCGCGCCCGTTTCGAGCGAGCGCGCTTGGATGATCGTGCCGTCATAGGCAGGCCAGGCCAGCACGACGGAGATTTCATGAAGCTCGACGGCGCGCAGTTCGCGCCGATCGCCATCGCGATGCTCGTCGATCGCGGTGAAGCCGAACGACATGCCACCAAGGTCGCCACGCTCGGCCAGGGCAAGCACGTCGCGGCCATGCGAGGTGTCAGGCACGTCGAGCGCGAAGGCCAGCCCCTTGCTGTCCTCAGACAGCCGGAGCGTGCCGGAACGGGTGCGGGCGAGGACGCGGCCGGGATCGTGATCCACCAGGGCAAGAATATCGCCCCGGCTGCTGAGCGTTGCGGCGAAGGCCCCGCGCGCGATCGTCTCGACGAAGCGCCCGCCGATTTCAGCCGGGTTGCCGAACGTCGCGGCATAGCCTTCGAGCCTGCGGCCCTTGGCGCGGATTTCAACCGTGAGCGCGCGGCGTTCCGGTTTCATAGGCTTACCTCGCGATAGGGCTGGATCAGGCGATCGACGCCGATCTGAGTCGCGGCCGTCTGCGTGTGCGAGACAGCCTCCCGATGCTGGTAGAAATGCGCTACCAGCATCAGGACGGCATGGGTCACGGCGGCAGGTAGTGGCGCCGCCGACATATCGACGCCGACGCTTTCGAAATGACCGCTTGCCGCCGCGATCATGGCCGTGATCGCCGCGTCGTCTTCGTCGTGATCGACGCGGCAGTGTGATTTCGCGGCGGCAAGGTCGATCATCGTTCAGAACTCCGCAAACGCGAACGCTTCCGTGTGGCGCACGGCCACGTCGGCATCGAGGAAGGCATGCAGGAGCGCACCACCGTTCGAAGCCACGTCGGGATGGTAGGGGTTCAGCAAAATATCGACCGCCGACCAGTAGCCGATCACCAGTTCGCCCCACTGACCATAGATCAGCGCCGACTTGTTGCCGCCCGCCCCGATCGTGCTGGGAACCTGCGTCGAGACTTCCACGCGCTGGGCATGGAATAGCTCGGCGAGCGGCATCACATGGCCATCGGCGTCCTTCAGCTTGCGAACAAGCTTCATGACTGTCGGGTTCGTGAGGAACGCGCCGGTCCCGCTGACATCATCGAGTTCCAGCGCTGCGATGAGGTCGGATGTGTAATCGATGACGCCGGAGGCGGTCATGGGAACCTCTCCGATGTTCTCAACGCCGGGCGTTTGCAGGATGCCGCGCGGTTCGGCGTTCTGGCCGCTGCCATTGATCGCGGCCAGGTCGAGTCCCTGAGCGAGGACGAAGCCCAGGTCACGGCGGAGCAGGTCTTCGATGGCCGCGCCCGACTGGAGCATCAGGCGACGCGACAGGCGATATTCGCCCGTGATCGTCTTCGGCCCCATGCTGACCTTTTCGAAGCCAGCGGCGCTGCGGGTGGCATTGCCGTTTTCGGGCACCCATGTCGCCGTGCCCGAAGATGCCAGGTTTGGCAGGTCGAGGAAGCCGGTGAGGTTCGGCATCACGGTCGCCCCCATCGCCTGCACCTTGAGCGCCGGACGGAAGCGATCGGCCACCGCCGCGACATTGGTGGCGACGGTGTATCCGCCTGCAGGATCGCTGCCGACCGTCTGGGAGCGCGTTTCGCCCAGGAGGATTTCGGTCGGAACGGCAAGATGAATGCCGTTGCCGGTACGCTGCTCGCGACCCTTCGACAGCTCCTGATGCACCTCGGCTTCGCGGCCGGTCAGCCGGCCGGTGAGCGCGCCATTGATCGCGGCCGACAGCGAGTAGCTGCGCAGCTCACGGCGCATCTCGCCACCGTCGATCGGCTCGCCGCGCGCCTCGAGGCGTTCATAGGCAGCGAGCTTTTCAGCGCGGCCGATCTGATCCTCGAGCGTGCGGGTTTCATTCTCTGCCGCTTCGAAGGACGCGCGCTCACCATCGTCGAGATCGCGGTTGGCCTTCATCGCCTTGTCGTTGATGGCGCGCAGCTCCGCGATCTTGCCGGCGCGCTTCTCTTTGAGGTCGTTCAGATTCATCGATCAGGTTCCTTCTAAGGGACTGGACTGCCGTCGCGGCGTTCAATCTGGTTTCGGGATCAGGCCACCGGCGCGTTGCGGGGATGGGCCAGGGCGACGGTCACGCCGATCGGCGTCGCCGCGCCATGCGTGCCGGAGAAATCGGCCAGCAGCTTCGCGAAAGGTTTGCCGCCGACATAGCCGACCTTGGTGAGGCTCGGGCTGGCATGGGCCGCGTTCAGCGTCTTGACGATGCCGCCCGCGCCGACGCTGGCGACGCCCTGCACGTCGGCTGCCGTCACAGCGGTGTAGGCGCCGGCTTCCGAATCGGCGTGGGTCAGCTTGAATTCGACCTTGTTCGTGCCGGTGAAGGTGATGCCGCCGACGCCCACATGGATCAGGAAAGCGGCGCTGTCGAAGCCGCGAAGGTCGATCGCGGGCGGGGTGTTGTCGGCGTCGTATGACGCCGCAGGGATGGCGATCTTCGCGCCGAGGTTGGAAATCAGGTCACGCATGGTTCGGTCCTTCCGTGGGGGTTGCCGTCATCGCGACGGGGCTTAGGGGTCCATCGGGCCAGCGCTGCCGACGCGGGGACATGCCGTCATCACGACGGGGAAGCAGGTTCACGGGCATTGCCGGCGATGAGATTCGCGACCGCCCTCAGCAGCGTCGCGTTCAGCTCCGCAATGAGATTCTTGCCGTTCCGAAACCGATAGGTCTCGCGCTCGTAAGCTTCGGAAAGTGGCTTTTGAGACAAATAGTCTGGAGCGGAGACAACCGCCGAAAGCGTGGGATGGCTGAAATGGTATTCGCTTCCCTGGACGCGAATATTCGCGTTCACGCCGCCTCTGAAAACAAGCAAGGAAAGCATCGGAGCGAAGGGCGATCCTTTTGCGTGATGCGCTTCATCGATTGTTCCGTCAGCAATCGCCCCCAGCAGCCGGGCCAGGCCGATATCGAGAGTTGGCGCAATCGTCGCATCGAGATGGAACGATGTCCCGTCCAGCCCATGCGAGAACACGGCGTTGCTGAACTGATACTCCGCATCTGCGGCCTGTTCGGGGTGATCCGTCGCGGCGCAGGCTATGAGGAAGCGCGCGGCGTCGAGAAAGGTCATATGGGCAGCGCCGCGACCACGCCCCGCTTTCGACACCCTGCCGGCCTCACGCAAGCGCCGCGCAAAAACGGTGAGCGTCGCGGCAGTATCAAGCCGCTGCGCCTCACACGTGGCTACCAGTTCGCTCAAAAGTGCCATGCCAAAACCCCGACCGTTCATCGGTGTCATAGACCGATAAATGGTCGAGGTCAAGTTCATCGGCACGATACGCCTATCTATTCCCAGCCTCACGTTTCAGCGCATCGGCCCTTTGCATTTGTGCAGCCCAAGCAGCATGTCGCACCGGACAGCGAACTGCCGGGGCGGGTTCAGCATCTCGACGACGATCATCGGCGCGAGTTCGCCGCCGACCGCTTCGCCGAACCGCCCCCACGGCGGAGGACCGATGACGAGGCGCTTGACCGCGACCTGGTGCTCACCGTCGCGGACGTGCTCCGGCTTCCAGAACAGCGCCACGAAATCTCCAGCCTGCACCGGCTCGTCGCGGTCGAAGACAAGTGTTGTGCCGTGCGTGATCTCAGGCGAAAGGCAATCGCCATCGCAGATCATGCCGTAGACCTCGGGCATGTCGTCGGGCCAGAAGATCGTCGAAGTTTTCTTGGCAGCGGGCATAGCTCCGCCAGCCGTGCGAACAGCGGTGTTCAACATCGGAATTTCCTTGTGCGGTTTTCGTAACATGGATACGATAACCGTCAAATTTCTGGTATGTCAAACGAAATCGTAACAGGGTTCCGATATGCTCGCGGTTCAATGCAAGATGGCGCGCGCCGCCCTGGGGATTGGGGTCCGCGAACTTGCTGAGCAGGCCAAGGTATCCCCTGACACGATCGCGCGCCTCGAACGTGGTGAGGAACTACGGGAGCGCACAGTTGATGCGATCCGCGTAGCTCTGGAGGCTGCCGGCGTCGAGTTCATCCCGCAGAACGGCGGCGGCCCCGGCGTGCGGTTGAGGGCCATCTGAATGCTTGAATATGCCACGGCTGCCTTCCAAACCTTTCAAGGTATTGGCGTACTGCTTCCCGCAACAGCGGTTGTTGCTCTCATCGTTTTTGCCGCGAGGGAAGGACTGGAATCTCGAAGAAGGCGTAGCGCAGACCGACGGAAGAAAGCTGCGATAAAGCACTTCATCGGGCGTGAGCTCGAACTATTGCAGGGCGCAATTCGCTCTTTCAGGCATGCTCTCAGTGCATTTCGTAATGTCGATGAGGGAATTCGTACATATGTGAAGGTCTATACTGCAAGCTCTGGAGGGCTTCGATACGAAAGCTGGGATAAAGGCGACGATCGCAAATCACAGCGTTCGGGAGGCGCCATTGCTGATGTCGTAGATAAATTCGATGCTCGCTTTATGCTTGAGGTCGCAACGCTCGATAGTGATCTCTACAAAGCTCTTGAACCAGCCGTCGATGAGATCGCGACACTTAAGCACGTTAGAAATGGCTTTATCGAGTATGCTGAAGATGAAGATTTCCGTGACGGATTTACCGATTACGCAACCCGCGAGCTTGACGATATAGAGGCCTCATTCAAGGCTTTATACAAGTATTGTACTGGACAGGATGGGGTCCCGGCCCGGCTGCGCTGAATCTTAGGGTGACACCATGTCACCCTAAGATTTTGCATGGCTCAAGCGATTAGTTCCGCGAGGCATGCAGGCAGCGCCTCGGGTTCATGGCGTTTCGAGATGCTGAGCGCCATCGCCAGCGCCACCAGGCCGTCGATCCGGCCCGCAGCCTTCGACTTGTCGAGCTTGCGGCCGCCGGCCGGATCGCGCGTCACCACTGCATTCGCCGCGCACATGTTGAGGACGGGATTGCCGCCGTGCCGGAGCTGCTTCTCGGCGACGCAGCGCTCCAACATGTCCACGGCCGGCGAGAAATCCTTGAAGCCTTGCCCGAAGGGCGTGAGTGGCACTGGCGCTCCGAACAAGCCCAGCTCGCGCCGCAGGTCTTCGATGCGCCAGCGGTCATATGCGACCGCATTGATCTGGTATCGGACGGATGCGCTGGAAATCGCCTCAGCCACAAAGCCGGGATCGATCGTCGCGCCGGGGATCAGCGTGATGAGGCCCTGCTTGGCCCAAAGGTCATAGGGTACGCGGTCCTCGTTCGAGCGCTCCTCGATGTTGGCTTCCGGCATGAAGAAGCGCGACAGCACGTCGAAGCGACCCTTGTCATCCGGAAACACCATGACGAAGGCCGTGAGGTCGCGCGTCGCGCCCAGGTCGAGGCCGGCATAGCACTCGCGGCCGTCAAGTCGGCCCAAATCGATCGCGCCAGCATTTGCGTCCCATTCGGCCTTGTGGATAAAGCGCGAGACGGCAGAGACGCGCTGATTGAGGATCAGGTTGCGGAAAGCGGCTTCCTTCGAAGGCACGAGCCGCGCCTGTGACGCCTGGCGCTGCACGTCCTCAAGCGAGCGGAAGTCGCCGATCGCGGGGTTGGCGAGCCGCCAGGTGTCGGGATGCCACGGATCGGCCTCCTGCGGCGCGGCGAACAGCGTCAGGTGAAAGCTCAGATCGACGATGTCGCCGGCATGGACCTTCAAGCCATAGTCGATCAGCTCCGATAGAACGGCATGGTCGGCCGCCGCCTGCGTCGAGATGACCATCATCAGCGGGTTGTCGCGAGCGCCCGTCGCGGTATCCATCGCGTCGAAAAGCGCCCGGTTCGGCGCGCTGCCCAATTCGTCATAGACGACGAAGGACGGCGACAGGCCCAGCTTGCTGCCGGCGTCGGCCGACAGCGCCAGATAGATCGAGCCGGCGCCCTCGCCCGACAGCACCTCGATTTGCTTCGTGAACCGGATGACGTTGCAGCGGTCGTCAAGCTCGGGATGGCACTGGAGCATGGCGACCATCTCGGCATAGAGCTTCGCCGCCTGGTCGCGAGTGAGCGCGCAGGAATAGACCTCGCCTCGAGGCTCGGCTTCCGGCCCCAGCAGATGGCAAAGCGCCAGCGCCGCCGCGAGCTGCGTCTTGCCGTTCTTGCGGCCCATCGACAGCACCGCCGTGCGGACCGGCCGGCCGCCAGCCGCGTCCTCGGTATAGACGGCATGGATGAAGGTCCGCTGCCATTCGCGAAGCTGCATCGTCGTGCCGGCCAGCTTGCCGGCCGTGATCGGCAAATCTTCGCAGAAGGCGATGACGCGCTCGGGACGGCTCAGGCCCGGCACCGACCATGGCAAAACTTCGCGGCGTTCGAGCTTACCCCGGCCCGAAAGCGGGTTCGCTCCTACTCCTCTGAGTGCCATCTGCCCTGCCTCGGTTCTGCTAAGTATCTGAAACTAAGTATCTTCGTGACTGCATCAACGGTCCTAGCCTGAAACCGTTGCCGTGATCTGAGGCACCCCCACCCCATGCCACTCATCGCCCGGATCAATCGGGTTTCCGTTCACGTCGAAGCCCTTGAACCTGCGGCCGGTCGATGCGCGGCCGGGTTGATCGACCGCGCTCGTCTTCTCATTGTGGCAGCGCTCGCAAAGGCTCATCAGTCCTTCGAGCGTCGGGAACGGATCACCGCCAGCCTTCATGGATATGACGTGATCGACTGCGACGGCTGTCTCCACATGCCCGCGCAGCTCGCATGCGTAGCAGATGGGAGATTGCGACAGCTTCGCCTTCCTGAGCTTCTGCCAGGTGCTGGTATTGTAGGGCCATTCAGCCATGACGCACCTCGCCCATCGCATGGGCTGCGGATTGCCCACCTCCTCCTCTCGCCAAGCCCTTCGAGCGGCTTCGATTGCGCTCGACCTGACTCATCTTGATACCTTGGCTCTTCGTGGGGCTCTCCAAATTCACAGGTTTGGACCCTATCGGGCGATGGGCTGATGGACCGCGCTTGATCCACGTGCGCCATTCCGGCGAGACGATCTCGACGATGTTCGGAAGGTTCTTCCTGCCGGCGATCGGGCGTGCCGTGATCTTGACGTGACCTAGCAGTCGCGCCTCATGCAACGCGCTCTGCACTGTCGTCCGGCAGACACCCGCGAGTGCGGCAATCTTGTCGATCGGCAGATCACAGGCTCCGTGATGCTTCACCTCGCCAGCGACGATACAGAGGACGGCGCGCTGCCCCTCTGTGTAGTGATGGCGCAGCGTGTCCGGCAGCGCGCTTGATCCCCCAAGCCGCCGGCGGCGATCTCGGGAGGCTTGCCGGTCGGGAGAACGGGGGCGCTGGCGTGAGACGAAGCGACTGCCGATCCGTGCGCTCAGGCGAGCCGGGGCCAGGCACGCGCCAGCAGCCTTCGCTCTCGCGCCTGAAGCGGGACGGCGGCCCTCAATCGCTGCCGTCAGGAACTCAGCTTCATGGTCGGCGATCTCGCCGGCACCATAACGCTGCCACAGCCTGGCGGCGATGCCGTCGAGCTGCTCAGGCGACGACGCAGCGTTGATCTCGCTGTAGGTGGCCGTCGCGGCAGCTCCAAGCGCGGAAAGTGGCGACAATCCCGTTTTACAGGAAGCCACTTTGTTCTGCACATGTTCATGGCTTCTCGCCTCAGTGCTGGAAACCGTAAGAAGCTGATTTCCTTGCCTGATTTCAGGTTCGGTTAAATTCGCACATCTCGTCCTCGAGCGCCGGAAAGGCGCCGGCATGGCGCACCCGCCCCTGCGCATAGAGCGCCGCGACCGGCTCGGCCCTCAGATATTTGCCGCGCGTCGCCCGCACCGCCGTCACCGGCACATCAGCATCGACCTCGCGGATGACCGAGGTCGCCATCTCGCCGCCCTGGTTGACCTCGACGACGAGCGCATCGGCCTCGAAGCGCTGATAGAGCGCGACGGCCTTCGCCGCCCATTCATGCGGCCTGGCGCCGGAGATCGTGCCGTCCTCCAGGACATGGCCGAGGCCGTCCCGGTCGATGCCGGCCACGACCAACCCGCAGGAATCGGCCCGCTGCGAGGACGAGGCCGGCGGATCGACCGCCACCACGATCCTCGCCATGGCTGGCGCCGCCGGCTCGCGGCAATCCTCGATCATCGCCCGCGTCCAGAGCGCATCCGCGCTTTCCTCGACCAGTTCGCCGTCGAGTTCCTGCCGGCCGAGCCGCGTGCCGCCATAGGTCTGCGTCACGCTGCGGATGAAGTCGGCGGCGAGGTGCAAGCGGTTGGCGCTCGTGGCCGCCCGGCTGACGGCGACGTGGTCGTCCGCCAGCAGGCGCTTGATCAGCGGCACCGGACGCGGCGTCGTGGTGGCGATCTGGCGCGGCCGATCGCCCAGGCGAAGCCCGAATTGCAGCATGTCCCAGCACTCCTGAAGATTCGGCCATTTCGCCAGTTCGTCGGACCAGGCGGCACCGAATTGCGGGCCGCGCAGCCCTTCCGGATCTTCCGCCGAGAAGGCCTGGGCGATGGCGCCATTGGGCCATTCCAGCCGCCGCCGCGAGGGATACCAGCTCGGCCGCTCCCACCGGTTATGGATGGCGAGCAGCCCCGAGACGCCCTCGATCATGACGTCGCGGACCTGCCCTTGCGTCTCGCCGACGAGGGCGATGCGTTCGGTCGGGTTCGAGGCATAGGGCGGATGGCCGAGCGCCATGCCCTTGACCCATTCGGCGCCGGTCCGGGTCTTGCCGGCGCCGCGACCGCCGAGAACGAGCCAGACCGGCTTGTGCGGCGGTTCACCGAGCTTTTGATCGAGCCGACCGAACAGCGTCCAGCACTCGCCGAGGGCCGCCAGAGTGTCAGCATCCAGATCAGGGATGATCTGGGGGATCAGCCTGGCCCAGCTCTCGATCGGCAAGCGTATCAAGACGTCGTGCAAGCTCCTTTCGGAGTTCGGCGACGTGGCGCAGTCCATCGGCAGGCAAGAGATCATTGCTGGACGTGTCCTCCCGGCCGGCCGGCGTCGCTTCCATCGCCACGAGTTCGCGGACGGTGCGGGCGAGCACCGCCAGCGCCTTGGCGTCGGCCTCGCTCGCCCCCGCCCCCTTCGGCAGCTCCTCGAGCCGCGCCTCATGCGCGTCGAGCTGGCGTTTCGCGGCGCGCCAGAGCTTCGCCACCACGGCCTTCCGGCTGGGCGGCAAAGCCCTGCGCTTCGCGGCCGGCAGCGCCGGCGCGTCATCGTCGTCATCGGACATGGGAAAACCTCGCCGGCCGGACATGACAAAGCCGCCGGCGGATGAGCGCGTGTGAAACGAACAATCATATGGCAACGGGGCAGGCAGGCTGGATTATCCTGGATTACGCTGGACGCCGGTGGATAAGAGCCGTGAAAACAGCGGCTTAAGGCGGGTTGGCGCTGGAGCAGTCCGGGGCTCTATTGCCATTTGATTGTTCGCTGGAAAAGCGGCCGGGAATCCCGAAAGCTGGAAAGCCAGAAATCGGGCATGCCGCTAAGTCGTTGAAATCCCGTCAGCAGGCGCGCCCGAACTGTTACGTTTTTCCTGAGTGCCGCACCTCGCCGTAACACTTCCGAAAAACGAAGTATTTTCAGACGCGTAGGCCCATTCGGGCTTCAAAGTCCATCCGCGTTAACTGTTACGCTGAATCGGCCTTCAAAGCCCGCTCGGTCGCCGCGTCGAACTGATCCGCGGCAGCGAGTCCGGCGACGATGAGCGGGCGGACAAAGGCCTTCACCTCTGCCCGCCAGGCTGGCGATGCCGTCTCCCAGGTGAACTGGTGCTTCTCGCGGGCAGCCTCGTGAAAGGCTCGAGCCGCCGCTCGGATGGCGGCCTGCTCGCGGAGCGCCTGGCGGGAGAGATGGTCTGCATCGGCGTCCATAGGGGTCTCCCGCGTCTGCGCGCCTCAGCATGCCCAAGTTTGCGGTCGCGCGAAACCAGGCAGTTGTCCCCGCTATTCACCCCTGACAGAGTCCGTCAATCGCGTTCTTGTTCCGTTCTCATTTGTGAGCTTTCCTAGAGTCAGCCCTGGCGCGTGAGATCAGGGCAAACAGGAGAGCGTCGTCATGAGTAAGACCCGCCTTGAGAAAGAGACCGTCAAGCAGAGAACCTATTTCGTCGTCCAGACCTTCCGGGCCGTCAAAGGAGGCAAGGGCAAGATCAACGCCGAGGATCCGATGGAGGCGCGCGACGAGGCGCATGCGCGCAGCCTGGTCGACCGTTACAAGCCGCTGAGGGCCGGCGTCGTCGCATTCCGGCGCACCGGAGATCCGAAGACCGGCGATTGGGACGACGCCATCGTCATCGCCCGCCATGGTCAGGTTTCTCCCGAGGTCGATAACCTCGTCGACGAGACCGACATCGCGCCTGATTGCTGGGGTCTCAGCGAAGCGAATTTTAAGGTGGCTTGAAGCTCTAGGCGGCGGCCACAGGCCGCCGCCTATCAGCGGGTTAAGTCGCTTGCCGCCCAAAGGCACGAAACTTGGCCAACCGGCCGGAAGCAAGCGAGGCCGGACCACACGGCCGTATCGTCCAAAAACAGGGCCGTGCCCTTTTCGATGATCTGACACTTGCCAGATTGGACGCTAGCTCCAGCAAGTTTCCTAAATGCCTCTTGGTCGCCAGAATTTGCGATCTTCGCGATGCGTTCCTGCAAGCCCTTATCAGCACAGCCAAGTGCATCGCGTTGAGAGGGGCGAGCTGATTGCGCGAATGAAGGCGAAGCTGCCGCGACCGTGATGAAAACCAGCGAAAACAGTATTCCTCGTCTCATATCTTGCCTCCTGCCCAGACTATTTTACCCGCGATTCTCAGCGCTTCAGCATCAGGAGCGGCGAGCGTCTCGGACGAATAGCGCTCATTGTCGCTGATCAGCACGATTTTGCCTTCCCACCCGCGCGCGATGCGCTTGATCCGCACGTCAGCGCCATCGATCAGCGCATAGACGCCGTCGATCCGGGGCACCTGAAATCGAATATCGGCCAAGCAGATCGCGCCGTCGAGGATTGTTGGCTCCATGCTGTCACCGCGAGCGCCCAGAAAGCGCGCCGCGCTCTGAGGCACCCCGAGATCTTCGAGCCAACGTTTCGGGAACGGCAAGTGGTCGATTTCGAGAGGAAAAGGATTCTCGATGCCCGGCCCAGCAGAGGCGATGACGTCGAGTAGCGGAATCGATGCGACGCCATCATCGCGCTCGATCTGCTGAGACTGATTCATCGTCATTTTTGAAGAAAGATCGACCCCAAAAACGAGGAAGTCCGTTGTGACCCCGCATGCCTGAGCAATCTGGGCAAGGCGCGTCGCCGGAACGTCCGATTCACCGCGGCAATATCGGTCCAGGGAGGGCAGCGGGAACCCGATGACGGGCGCAGAAGCCTCCCTCGTACCGAAGCGCTTTTTAACCGCCTCGTCGATTCTGCCGGCCAGATCTGCGCGTTCAATCGTCAATTTAGCGAGCCATTTTCTAGATCGTCAGATTTGCGTTGACACGACCTCTCATATCCGACGATAACATCACAAGTGCCGTCCACTCGTGTGGTTAACACGTCAGATCCGGCATTGCGAGATGGGGCTCTTTATGGCGACGAACTGGACCAAACAGGCAATCATCTTTGCGCTTCGGGAGCGCGGAACGAACGCGGCCAAGCTGGCGGAAACGGCGAAGATGAGCCGCTTCACGCTGTATGGTGGAATGGAGCGTCCGTCGCCGAAGGTTCATGACCTCATTTCTGAGGCTTTGGGCGTGCCGCGCCAGAAGATCTGGCCTCAGTTCTATGACCAGGACGGCAGGCGCACAGGTTTGATCAACGCATCGAGGGCCGCCTGATGCGCGACGTCCTCAGCCTGTCGAGCGGCCCAGCGCTGCCCGAGCACGAGATCGAGATCGAAATCGCGGCCATCGACGTCGCCGACAGGCTTCGGCTGGTCGATCGCGACAAGGTCGCGATGATCGCAGCCTCGATTTCCGAGAGCTATCTGCACCAGGCCATCGCCGTGGCCTCGACGCCCGGCGCGGGCAACCGCTACGTCCTGGTCGACGGCGAGCATCGGCTCGAAGCGCACAAGCTGCTGGGGCGCTCGACCGTCAAGGCCGTGATCCGCGACCTGACGCCAGCCGAGCGGGCCAAGCACGAGATCCACGCCAATTTGATCCGCAACGAGCTCGACGCGCTCGACCGCACGATCTTCGTCGGCAAGCTCGCCGACATTTTCGAGGCCGAGAACGCCGACGCCCGCAACGGTGGCGACCGCAGATCGAAGAAATGGCGCGAGAAAAATCAGTTGGCCAACTTGGCCAACTGGTCGGGCTTCAACAAGGAAGCTGCTCGGCGCACCGGTCTAGCTGAGCGTTCGGTGCGGCGGGCGCGCGAACTCCCCCCGCGCTCTCCCCCGAGGTCGTCGCCCTCATCCGGGGCACCAAGCTCGCCGACAACCAAGCGCAGTTGCAGGCTCTCGCCGCGCTTCCCGCCGAGCAGCAGCTCGCGGTGGCCCAGGCCGTCTCGGAGCAGCCGAAGCTCAACCTCGCCAAGGCCCGCGTCAGCGCCGGCCTCGTGCCGGAGGGCGGCGCGGTGCGCGAGGAGGATCGGCCGCTGGTCAAGCTGGAGGCCCTGCTGGCGCGGCTGACGCCCGGCCAGCTGCGCGACGCGCTCGCCATGGTCCAGGCCAAGGTCACGGCCGCCGAGGCGGGCGCCAAGCCGGCCCGCGCCAAGAAGGGCGGTGCGGCATGAAACGCACCCGGACAAAGCGGACCTTCATTGTGGCGGCGAGCCCGGCTCCGTTCGAAGCAGGCCGGTCGAAAGATGACCGATCAGCAGGCGGGTGCTCTCGGGATCCAGCGGGATCTCCGCCCAGCGGCCGTCCCGGTCGCACACCGACAGAAACAGAAGCGGCTCCTCCGCGTGCATCAGCACCCGGAACGATCCTGATCGGGGAGGAAATGCTTCCGCTTCGGCTCTCGCGGATTTGCGCAGAGCGGGTGGCAACACGGCAGATGCCAGCGTTCGAGCCGGCGACGCCGCAGCTGCGCGGAGGGGCTCGATGATGTCCTCGATGCCAGCCGCCGGCAGCATGAGAACGACGCTGCGCCCATCCAGGCCTTTCGCGGTCATCTCGACCGTGCCGGGAGACATCTGCCGCGCGGCAACCGCCGCTACCCATACAGGTTTCGTCATTCCAGCTTCCTCCGGTGGGTCGAGTCGCATCTCCCATCATGGAGGAGGAGCGCGCGGCGGGGTAGCTATCCCCCCAGCCGGCCCCGCCGCGCGTCTCGTGTCCGCAGGTGCGGCATGAGCGAACTGCGCGATACTTGTCGGGCGATTGCGGCCAGAGCCGAAGAGTTCAAGGCCCGCCGCATCAGACTTTCTGATGCTGTAAGGGCGGGGCAAGACGTCGACGCGGAGCTGGGTGCGCTGCTTCAGGAGGTTCTCCAGCAGCGCGCCGACGTCGACAACCTGCTTCGCAGCGCGGGCATCACCGAAGCAGGTCTTCGCTCTATCGAAGAGGAAAGCGACCGCATTTTCCGCAAAACCGGCGGCAACGCGACCGAAGAGGATTTCCGATCGAGCAATATCGGCAAAATCATCGCCGGCTTCCAAGCCCGCCGCTCGGTTGAGGGAGGCGAGGCATGAAGGCCCACCCTCTCGATCTTCTTCTTGCCGTGAGCAACTACAGCCGCGCCGTCACGACCGTGGTCGAGCAGTTCGCGGCTCCAGGTCTAACGCGACAGCAGTATCAGGCGCTGATCCAGTTGCTCGAAACGGATCTGGCGGGCCTTGCTGCGATCATACTCCTCGACGTCAAGAGGGCTGATCTTCCGAGCGAAGACTGGAGCCGCAGTCGCTTTATAGCGCTGCGCGGCTTTAGCGAAGGCGACGCCTCATGAAAATGTGGCTGACCTCTTCCGAACTCGCCGATCTCGCGCTGCCGGGCCTGCCGACGACGCGAAAGAACGTCGTCGCGATGGCCGAGCGTGAGAACTGGGCGCGGTTTACGGGCCTTTGCCGGCCGCGCGCCGGGCGCGGTGGAGGCGTCGAGTATCACATCAACCTGCTGCCGATCGCCGCCCGCGTCGCCTATCGCGGCGTCGAGGCGCCGCAGTCGGACGCAGCCGAGGCGATCCAGGCGGCGCCCGAACCGGCGGCAGGCGAGAGCCGCGCCGCCACGCTGCAACTCGACGCCAGGCTCGCCGTGCTCGGCGCGCTCAAGGGCTTCATCCGGACATCGGGTCTGAAACAGACCGTCGCGGTCGCCACCTTCGTCGATCTCTACAATCTCGGCCGCGTCGAGATCCCCGCCTGGGCCGCCGCCGTCGTCGGCCGGCTCTCGAACCGCACGCTGCTGCGCTGGATGTCGGCTGCCCGCGAGGGCGAGACGGCGCGCCTGGCCGTCGACAAGGGCGCCGGCCGGCGTGGCCAGGGCGTGCTGGATGCCGCCTTCGACGGCGAGATCAAGCATTTCGCGCTCGCCGTGCATTCCTTCAACGACCTCTACACCGCCCGGCAGATCCACGAGGCGGTCGAGGCGAAGTTCGGTGCCCAGCTCGCAGCGGCCGGGCTGAAGCTCCCGGGCCAGCGGGCCTTCGAACAGCGCTTCAAGGCCTGGAAGCAGGACTATGCCGCCGGGCTCCTGCAGATGACCGATCCCGACGCCTACCGGTCGCGCATGCGGGTTTCCGGCTCCCATGCCCATCGCGCGCCGCACCTCAACGCGCTCTGGCAGATCGACGCCTCGCCGGTCGATGCGCTCTGCAGCGACGGCCGCCACTCGATCTATGTCTGCATCGACATCTGGTCGCGCCGGCTGATGCTCTACGTCTCGAAGACGCCGCGCAGCGAGGCGGTGCAGATGCTGATGCGCAAGGCGATCCTCGCCTGGGGCGTGCCCGACGCGGTGAAAACCGACAACGGCTCGGACTTCATCGCCCGCGCCACCGTGCGCCTCTTCGCCAAGCTGGACATCGAGGCGATCCGGTCGGACGCCTTCTCGCCCTGGCAGAAGGGGTTCGTCGAGCGGCATATCCGCACCTTCCAGACCGACTGCTCGCGGACCCTGCCAGGGTTCATCGGCCACAATGTCGCCCAGCGCCAGCGCATCCGGTCCCGCAAAGGCTTCTCCGAGCGCCTGGGCCAGAGCGAGCGCGAGGCGTTTCCCGTCACGCTGACCGGGGCGGAGCTGCAGGCCGAGTGCGACGCCTGGGCCGAGAGGCAGTACGCGCATCGCAAACATGGCGGCATCGGCGAGATCACGCCCTTCGCCCGCGCCGCCAGCTCGACCCGCCCGATCCGGACGGTCGACGCCGACGCACTCGCCTCGCTGCTGATGCCGGCCCCGGACGCAGAAGGCATCCGCACTGTCGGCAAGAACGGCGTTCGCATCGGCGGTTTCCACTATCTCGCTCCGGGACTCGTGGTCGGCGATCGCGTCTTCGTTCGGCTCGATCCGCACGATGCCGGCCTCGTCTGGCTCTTCGACGAGCAGGGCGACAACCTCCTGGCCCGCGGCTTCAACGTCGAGCGCTCGGGCGTCGATCGCGCCGCCCTGGTGGCCGAGACCCGCGCCCGGCAAAAGAGCGTGACCGACGAGAGAATGAAGGACGTGCGCGAGAGCCGGAAGGCGGTGACCGAGCGCACCGTGCTGGACCTGCGGCGCCAACTCGCCGAGGAGCGCGTCGGCAACCTCGTCGCCTTCCCGCCGCGCTCGGAGATCCATTCGACGCCGGCGCTCGACGCCGGGCTGGAGATCGCGGCGATCCGCCGGGGCGGTGCGCCGACGCCTCAGCCGCTCAGTCCGCAGGCTGCGGGTCTCCATGCCGAGATCGAAGCCGACATGGCCGCCGGCTGGTCGCCCGACGCGGCTCCCACGGTCATCACGCCCCTGCGCACCACCGAGACGGCACACCAGCGCTTTCGGCGCGCCCAGGAGCTGGAGCAGCGGATCGCGGACGGAGTGGCTCTGGAGACGCAAGAGGCCGTCTGGCTCGGCGGCTACCAGACATCGGCTGAATACCGCGCCCATCGGGCGATCGCGGACGATTTCGGAGAGGCGGCGTTGCGTTGAGCGCCCCGAATGCAGGCGGCCCGCCGGGGCAAACGGCGGGCCGATTGGAACGAAACCAGAGATTGAGGATCGACATGAACCAACCAGCAAAGGCCCGGTTCGCTCCGCTGAAGAATGTGACGGCGCTGATGACGCTCGTCAACCGGCTCCAGGCGCGAACCGTGGATCTGCCCGGCTTCGGCGTCTTCCATGGCCCCTCGGGCTACGGCAAGACGAAGGCCGGCATCTACGTCTGCAACCGCTGCAATGCGCCCATGGTCTCCATCGGGGACAGCTGGACGCGCCGGAAGTTCCTCGAACACGTCCTGCGCGAGCTGGGCACGGTCAAGCCGCGCGGCACGGTCGCCGACATGACCGAGCAGGTGATCGAGCAGCTCGGCGAGCACATCGACCGCCCGCTCGTGATCGACGAGGCCGACAAGGCTGTCGACAAGGGTTGGATCGAGCTGATCCGCGAGCTGCACGATTACAGCCAGGCCCCGATCCTGCTGATCGGCGAAGAGCAGCTGCCGACCAAGCTGATGCGGGTCGAGCGCATGCACAACCGCGTGCTCGACTGGCAGCCCGCGCAGGCCTGCGACATCGAGGACGCTCGCAAGCTGGCGATGGTCTATGCGCCTCAGCTGCGCATCGACGATGCCCTGCTCGACCATGTCCGCCACCAGTGCAAGGGCGTGGCGCGCCGGATTTCCACCACGCTGGCGGAGATGGGCGAGTTCGCGATGACCTCGGGTCTCACCTCGCTCGACATCGGCAGCTACACCGGCCGGATTTACACCGGCGAGCCGACCCGTCGCGCCGGCCTGAGGGCCGCGTGATGGCCAGCGCGACCCGCCTCTCAGACGAAGCCCGCGAGGCTGCCTGGCACGCCATGTGCGTGCTGACGGCCGAATACAAAGCCTTCAGCGTCGCCACGATCGCCAACCTCACCCCCGGCGCGGCCTATCCGCCGATCGCCGAGTGGGTGGGCTGGCTCCAGCGTGAAATGGTGCTCAAGCCGGCCGGCCCGCAGCGTCTCGCCGTCGCGGTGATCAGCCAACTGCCGCCGCCGCGCAACCGCATGACCAACGGCCGCGGCGCGCAGCAGCAGCGCCAGATCTGGACCGCGATGCGCAAGCTGCGGAGCTGGACCGATCAGGATCTGGTCGAGGCCGCCGCCACGGACGAATGCGAGATGACCTTGAACGCGGTGCGCAACTACAGCCGCGCGCTGGCGAAGGTCGGCATCGTTCAGGTGACGGCAACGCTCACCCGCCTGAAGCCCGCCCGCGATACCGGCCCCAGGGCGCCCGTCAGCTTCTCCGATGGGTCGGTGTTCGATCTCAATTTGGGGGACTTCGTTAACCCTAACAGTTCGCGGAGGGCCGCATGAAGCGCGGACCTGCAAGCGGCCGCGCGGCCACCTTCACCGACCCACTGGCGAAGGCGATCGCAGCGTGGGGCGAGGACATGCCGCGCGAGGTCCGCGCCCTGGCCGAGGCCTGCCGGGCGACCTCGGGCAAGGCTGTCGCCGAGCGCGTCGGCTACAGCGGTGGCGTCGTCTCCCACATGCTCGCGCGGAAGTATCCCGGCGACATCGAGGCGGTGTTCATCCGCATCCGCGGCGCCCTGCTGGGTGAGGAGGTCGAGTGCCCGGTGCTCGGCGCCATCGCCAAGAACGACTGCCTCGATCACCAGCGCAAACCATTTTCGGCCGCCAATCCGGCGCGCGCGCGGCTTTTCCGCGCCTGCAGTAGCTGCCCCCATAACCGCAAGAAGGAATCCGCCTGATGATCTCCTCCGGCTTCAAACTGATCTTCGCCGCGATGGCCATCCTCGGCCCGTTCGCCGCCGGCGCCATGCGCCAGTTCGTCGTCAACGACGAGGTCTACGCCTTCTTCCTGGTCGGCGGCGTGCTGCTCGGCCTGGTCGGGCTGTTCGGCTTTGCCGCCTTCGAGCGCGACGAGCTGATCGAGCATGAGCGCAACCTTCGCGGGGAGCGCTGAGCCATGCAGCCCAAGCCCCTCTCCGCCGATCTGCGCGAGCTGCGCGACCTGATGCGCAAATATGTCGGTGCGCATCAGCGCCCCTCGGTCGACGCCTGCCGCGAGCTGTACGTCTCGCTCAACGTCATGGCCGAGAAGGCTGACGAACTGGAGGCCTGCGCTGCCCAGGCCGAAGAGCTCGAGGCGATCGCCCGCGACCTCGACATGGTCGCGAGCGCCCAGGCCTCGCCTTCGCTTCAAGAGGTTTTGAAGCGCGATCAGCGGTCGCTGCAAACCTTGCTCGACCTGGAGGATTTGGCCCGCGGCGATCGCGGTCTGGCGCGGCTCTCCGCGGCGATCGGCAACAGCAATGTCTTCACCTTCCCGATGGTGCCGCGTCCCGCGATCTCGCGCCAGGATGTCCGGAGCGAAGACTGCCAGGGCGAAGGTGGAGACGCGGCATGAGCTGGCTCCTCGACCAGCAGCGCCAGATCGCGGCCAGCCCCGGCATCCGTCGCGCCCTCAATGGGCCGACGCTTGACGAGCAGGCCGATGCCATCCTCGCCGGCTTCGAAAGCTCGACCGGCTTCGGCCTCGACATGGACCTGCGCCATCTCGCTGGCCAGGTCCGCCGGCAGCGCACCTTGCCGCGCGATACCGGCCGAGACGGCCGCTTCCTGCTCCATCTCGAACACGCGCTGCGCGACCTCGCGGTGCGGGCGCCCGTCGTGCCGGGAGCGTCGTCATGAGCGAGCGCCACGTCACCGTCGACATCATCATCGCCGCGGTCTCGGCCGTCACCGGCGTCGACCGGCTCGATATCCTGTCGGGTCGCCGGGATGCCGAGACATCGCGCGCCCGCATCGCGGTCGTCTGGCTCGCCAGCAAGATGGTCGCGGTCAGCAGCGGCGTCCTTGGCCGGATCCTTGGCAATCGCGACCACACCTCGATCCTCTATCTGGAGCGCCGCGCCGACGAGATGCGCGCGGCCGAGCCGCTCTTCCGGCTCGATACCGACACGATGCTCGGCGCGCTGCTCGCCATCGACCGCAACGGCCTGATCCGCCTCGCCCAGACCATCGACCCGCTCGCCACCGCACGCCGCGTCCTGGCCCATCCCGCCCGCGAATCCGTGCGGGTTTCCAGCCACGAGATCATCGCCCTCTGCCAGGTCGCGTTGGCCGTGCTGGGCGACGATCCAACCGAACCCGACCCATCCGAACCCGCCCAGGAGATCGAACATGCAGCCTGAGACCACCATTCCCAACGTATCGCCCGACTTCCTCGGCCGCGCCGCCTACGAAGCCGCACAGGAGGTCAATGACTTCATCGGCCAGTCGGATGTGGATTGGACCGATCTGGGCCAGGATGATCGTGCCGGCTGGATCGCGGTGGCGCAGGCGCCGATGATCGCGGCAGGGCTCGTCGTCATGGCCGACGACGTCGTCGCCGAAGCCGCCGCCGCCCATGCCGGCATCGTCGAGGCCGGCGGCCACAAGCACCTGCGCGATTCCAAGGGCCGGCTGATCCCGCTCGGGATGATCAAGCCGCAGCGGCTGCTCGAAGACGAGATGGTCCGCAAGGTCTTCCGCTTCGCGCTGGATCTCTCCGCCCAGGTCGCCCGCTTCAAGGGCCACACCTTCGCCGATCTCAACAGCTTCCAGACGCTGCTGGAGCAGCACTATGGCGCCAAGCAGGGCGGCGAGAAGGGAAACGTCACCTTCTCGACCTTCGACGACACCATGCGCATCGAGGTCAAGATCGCCGACATCCTGACCTTCGGCGCCGAGCTGCAGGTCGCCAAGAAGCTGGTCGACGAATGCCTGGTCGAATGGGGCGCCGACAGCCACGAGGCGCTGCGGGCGCTGGTGAACCGCGTTTTCAGCGTCGAGAAGGAAGGCCAGATCAACCGCGGCGAGATCTTCTCGCTGCTCGCCATGGAGGTCGAGGACGAGCGCTGGCAGCGCGCCATGGGCGCCATCCGCGACTCGATCCACGTCACCGGTACCAAGGCCTATCTGCGCTTCCGGATGCGCCCCGATCCGCAGGCTTCCTGGTCGACCGTCGCCATCGACCTCGCGGCCGCGTGAGGGCGCCATGGCAAGCACCCTCATGGTCGATATCGAGACGGCTATTATCGCCGTCGAGCTGGCCGGCGCCGGCAGCGACTTCGCCGACCTCATCAACGAGGTCGCGAGCGTGCGGGAGCCGAACGCATACCTCCTCTCCGAGCACGAGATGACGTTCTTCTGCCAGAACCTGGACGAAGGCGGTCGCACACTGCTCCGCCAGCTCGCCAGCGCGCTCGCGGAGGCTGCCTGACATGGCCCTCCGCACGCTCAAGCCGACCGAGGCGCGCGATCCTTACGCCCGCCTCGTCATGGACGCCTTCGACCGCCAGGCGCGGTCGCCGGCCGACTTCCCGCGCGAAGCGCTCGTCCAGGTCGAGACCTTCGACCACGAGCAGGGCGAGCTGCGCTTCACCGCCCGCGTCGTGCGCGCCAGCTCCGAAAGCCACCTGCGCATCCGCACCGATGACGGCCTGATCTTCGCCGTCCCGGCCGCCGACTGCACGCTGATCGAGGAGAGGCGCCCGTGAGCATCCTCCTCTCCCGCGCCCTTGCCGGGCAGTGCCGCTGGCTCGTCTGCGAAGCGGCCGGCGACAAGCGCGACGCCTTCGACGGTCGCCGCGTCTGCGGCGCCGTCGTTTCCTGGCCGACCAGCTACTGCCTCGGCCACCGCCTGGTCGTCTACGAGCGCACCCCGCTCGCCTCCGCGCCGCCGCAGGACTTCACCATCCAGCGCCGCGCGCCCGACCCCGAAACCCAACCCGAGCTGACGGAGATCTTCGGATGACACAGCTAATGGCTGCCGCCGACCTTTTTCTCCAGCACGACGACTTCGTCGAGCGCGGCCTTAACAGCCATGAAGGCGCCGTCGATTACATGTCCGGAGGCAAAAGGCGCGAGACGCTTCAGCAAACGGCGGATGTCGTCGTCTTCGATCGGCACGGTATTGCTGAGTTTGAAGACCTGCATCGCAAGCCCTGCCAAACCATAAGTCAGGCCGACAAAGGCTGCCTCGGCTGCTTCCTGAATGTCGAGTCGTTCCTGGCTCATACCGCTTTCCCTAGGATCATCCCTCACAGGGATATCAATTCGACCGACTTGGGCAAGGCGCCCGATTTGTTCGAAGGCGCACGCTGATGGTCGCCTATTCCTTCAACAAGCGCTTCGCCGAGCCGATCGCCAGCGGCCATCCGGCCACCGGCATCGTCAAGCGCCAGACGATCCGCGTCCCGCGCAAGCGCCATGCCCGGCCGGGCGAGCTGCTGCAGCTCTACCAGGGAATGCGGACGAAGCACTGCCGCAAGATCATCGCCGACCAGGTCTGCACGGCGGTGAGGCCGGTGCGGCTCTGGATCGCTCGTGGCTATGTGTGTTTCACCGGCACGGGCGAGGATTTCGGCACCGACACGATGCTGGACAAGTTCGCGCGCGGCGACGGCTTCCTTCACTGGGCCGACATGCAGGCCTTCTGGCAGGCGGCGCACCCACAGGCATCCGATCCAGATCTCGTCTTCGAAGGTGTGCTGATCAGCTGGGAGCCGCGCCCGTGACCGCCCCCACCATCCCGATCGTCCAGCAGATCGAAGAGGTGCGCTTCGCCGTGGTGCGGCAGCGCAGCCTGATGACCGGCGCGAAGATCCGCGAGCTGCGGCCGCCGGCGATCGCCGAGCATGGGCTGGCACGGCTCGAAACCGCGGTTCGATCGCTGGAGACGCTGGGCAAGAACGCCGCCGAGATCCGCGCCTTCCTGAAGCTCCCCGCCGAGCTGCGCCAGGCCGCGCTGGAATGGGCGCAGGCCCAGCTTGCCGCTGCATCAGGGGAGCCCGCGCCATGATGGGCCTGACGCAGCGCCAGGCCGACTGCCTCCGCGTCATCCGCGAGCGCCTGGCGCAGTCGGGCGTGCCCCCGACCTATGACGAGATCTGCCTGCAGCTCGGCGTCGCCTCGAAGAGCACCGTCGCCCGGCTGGTCGATGCGCTGGTCGAGCGCGGCCATCTGCGCCGCATGCCCCATCTTGCCCGTGGCCTGGCGCTCGCCGGCGAGTTCAGTGCCAAGGCCGAAGCGGGGCTTTCCCGCCTCCAGGAACGCATGGGCTGCAGCCGGGCCGAGCTGGTGCGGCGCGCCGTCGAGGACTTCGTGGCGCGCGAGGTGCAGCAGTGAGCCAGCACAGCTTCGCGTTCTCGCCTGCCGTCATGGCCCAGCGCTCCGAGCCGCTGGACTCGCTTGACTTCTTCCCGACGCCGCCCTGGGCGACGCGCGCCTTCGTGCGGCATGTCGCGCCGGAGCTGGGCATACTGCGGACTGACATCGTCTGGGAGCCAGCCTGCGGCGAGGGCCACATGGCCAAGCCGCTTAGGGAGACTTTCCGCACGGTTCTGGCCTCTGACATCCATCCTTACGGCTATGGCCGCGTCGCCGATTTTCTTGCGATGCAGTCGGTCGATGCCCAGAACGTCGCCGACTTGATCGCTACGAACCCGCCCTTCAACCAGGCTGTCGCCTTCGCGCGCCAGGCGCTGCGCTTCGCCTATCGCGGCGTCGCGCTCCTCGTCCGGACGCAGTGGCTGCACACGATCGAGCGCTACGAGCTGTTCCGGGAATTCCCGCCCTTCGTCATCGCTTACTATGTCGAGCGCGTGCCGATGCATCGCGGCCGCTGGGAGCCCGAGGGTTCGACCGCGACCGATTACTGCTGGGTTTGCTGGAAGCACGGTGCGGAGCCGCGGGCGCCGCTCTGGATCCCGCCCGGCCAGCGCCAGGCGCTGACGAAGCCCGACGACGCCATGCGCTTCGGCGCGCCCGTCGCCGCCCCGCTGTTCGAGACGGGGGCGTGACCATGGCCCGCTTCCTCTCGCCCCGTCGCGCTCCCTCCGATACCGCCCCGCTGATGGCGCTGCTGGCGCGGGAGGATCTGCGCCGTGTGGATGAGGAGCGGGAGCGCCTGAAGGGCGTCATCGCCAGCATCGCGCCGCGCCGTTCAACCATCGTTGAAGGCGAATTGAAGCGGCTTACGCGGCGACGCATCGAGCTGCTCGCAGGGATCGCGAGGGCCAGCCGATGAGCCACCCCGCCATGCTCGCCAAGATCCACATCGCCAAGAAGGAACTTCGCCTCGAGGAAGCGGAGTACCGCGCCCTCCTGCTGCGCGTCGGCAAGGTCGAGAGCGCGAAGGATCTCAGCGACAAGGCGGCCGCGGCCGTCATCGCCGAGTTCAAGCAGCTCGGCTGGGTGGCGAAGGAATCGAAGCGGGCGCCAGCTGAGCGCGCCGATACCCGCAAGATATACGCGCTCTGGGGTGCGCTCCATTCCGGCCCGCTCGATCGCGACGCGCTGCGCGCCTGGGTGAAGCGCCGCTTCGAGGTCTCTGCGCCCGAGTTCCTGAAGCCCGAGGCCGCGCGCGAGGCGATCGAGCAGCTCAAGGCCTGGCAGCGCCGCATGAAGGAAACCCGCTGATGCTGAAGGTCACCGATCATGCGCTCGTGCGCTTCCTCGACCGTTCCGGTGCAGCCGAGATCGAGGCTCTGCGGCTGACCCTGGCGCATTCGCTGGAGCGGGCGCGGCTGGGCGCGCAGCGCGCCGGCATAGCCGACTATGTCATCGTGGCCGATGGCCTGCGCTACGTCGTCAAGGACGATGCGCTGATCACCGTGCTCGATGCCGACATGGTCCAGGGCCGGAGGCGCCGGCGCCGATGAGCAAGGCGAGCTGGCCCGAGCTGCCGGCGTTGCTGGCCGAGATCGCCGAGGTCGCGGGCATCGATGCCGCGCTGGCGATAGCCGAGGCCAAGGGTGGGCAAGAGGTCTTCGTCGTGTCGCGGTTGCGGCCCGACAACTGGCTGGTCAAAGCGGTCGGCCAGCAGAAGGCGCAAACCATAAGCGACCATTTCTGCTCGGGTCGATATCGCCAGAAGCTCGATATTCCCTTTGGTCCCAAGGGCAGCTACCTTGCCGAACGTCGGCGGGTCGCGCGCGCCCTGGCCGAGGCGCAATCCAGCGGCGCGTCGGCGAACCAGATGGCGAAAGCCGCAGGCGTGACGAACCGCTCGGCCCGGCGTTTCCGCTCCAAGCAGCGGCACCACAACAGCAGCCAGTTCAAGCTACTCTGACCGGACGCGCGTCCGGGTCATATCCGGACGCATGTCAGGGTCATCTGCCGGGAGAACCTAGGGCACGTGCGCGCGCCCGCTTCCCCCGGAGCCGCCGCATGATCCGCATCGTCGCTGCTGCCTGCATCACCATCTTGGCGTCCTGCACCGGGACGCCGGTGACGGCGCAACCGGTCATGTCGGTTTGGCCCTCCGCGCATGTGGGCTCCTGATCATGAAGCGCTGGACCCTCGTCGCGAACTGGAAGCGCGTGCTGAAGCACGCCTGGTCGATCCGCCTGATCATCCTCGCCGGCCTGCTTTCGGGCGCCGAGATCGCGCTGCCGCTGCTCGACGGCCTGCTGCCGGTGCCCAAGGGCGTCTTCGCCGGGCTGTCCTTCGTCGCCACGGCCGGGGCCTTCGTCGCGCGCCTGGTCGCGCAGGAGAGCGTCTCGGGAGGCGGCGATGGCGAGTAGGCGCGCAAAGGCGGCCATCGCCTCGATTGTCGCCCTCGCGGCCGCCGGCGGCGGCCTGGTGGTGATGTCGAGCGGCGATCGCGTGCCGGATGATGTGGCCCTCGCGGCCACCTATCTCGTCTCGCCCTGGGAAGGCCGGGAGCTTCGCGCCTACCCTGACCCGGCGACGGGCGGCGTGCCCTGGACGATCTGCGACGGCGATACCTTCGGCGTGAAGCCGGGCCTGGTCGAGACGCCGGCCGGCTGCGATGCGCGCCTGTCGCGCCGCATGGTGCAATTCCGCAAGCAGCTCGTCGGCTGCATCACGAATTTCGAGCGCGCGCCTTTGAGCTGGCGCGCCATGATGAACTCGCTCTCCTACAATATCGGCACCGGCGCGGCCTGCCGCTCAACGGCCGCGCGCCTCGGGATGGCCGGGCGCTATGCCGAAAGCTGCAAGGCTGCCACGGCGTTCAATCGGGCCGCCGGCAGGGTGATGATCGGGCTCGTGAAGCGGCGCGAGAACGGTGACGCCGCCCGCATCGGCGAGTTCGAACTCTGCCGGGAGGGCCTTTGATGCTGGCCGCCTTCGCCCTGCGCAACTGGCGCGTCATCGCCGGCGTCGTCGCCGTCCTGGTCCTGCTGGCTCTTGCCGGCCTCGGCTTCTGGCAGGGCATGGCCGCGATCGACGCCATGGAGCTGCGCGCCGCGGCCACGGCCAGGGCCGAGCGCGACGCCCTTTGGCGCGCCGAGATCGCGACCTCGAACGCACTCGTCGAGAAGGCCCGCGCCGACCAGGCGCTCGCCGCGATGGCCGCCGACGCGAAGCTTCGCGATGCGGCCGCCGACTTTGAAACCAAGTTGAAGGATCTGGAGGGCCGGAATGCGGAGCTTCCCCATGGCGATCGTGTTGGCATCGGGCGCGATCGCGTCCGGCTGCTCAACGGCGCCCGCTGAGCCCCCGACCGTGAAGACGGAGTTCCTCCGCCCGGCGGTGCCCGCGATCGCGCGCCAGCGTTGCGCCGAGCCGGTGGCGTTGCCTGACCGCGATGCGACCGAGTCCGAAGCCACTGCCGAGTGGCTCCGCGACCGCTCGGCCCTGCGCCAGTGCGAGAGCCGCCGCGCCGCAGCCGTCGCCGCCATCGATGGAGCGATGCCGTGATGTTCGATTGGTCTTCTGTGATCGGGGTCATCAAGGACATCTGGTGGATCGCCTCGCTGCCGCTCGCCTTCGCCGCTGGCGTCGGCATGCTGTTCCTGCGCAGCCAGTTCCCGACGAAGCAGCAGCATGACGAACAGACCAAGCTGCTGCAGGCGTCGATCGCCACCCTGTCGGATCGCGTGGTCGCCAACGAGCATCGCATCGAGACGCGCGTCGCCAAGATCGAGGGCGATCTGGAGCGCCTGCCGAACCGACAGGAGGTCCAGGCGCTGGGCGATCGGATCGGACGCGTCGAGAAGGAGGTCGCGACCTCCGTCGAGAAGATCATTGGCGTCGAAAAGACGGTGACCAAGATCGACCACACACTGGGGCTGATCCTCAAGCACATGCTGGAGAAGGCGACATGAGCTCGCTGACCGAAGATTTTGCCAAGGATCGCCGCCTGGTCATCCTGCGCCTGCTGTCCGAGGTGCCGGCCACGAATTACTCCCTGTCGGCATCGATGCTGACCAAGGCCGTGAGCCGCATGCGGCACGCGGTCTATGACGACACGATCGCCGCCGACATCGTCATGCTGGAGCAGCATGGCCTCGTCAGGCGCGAGGAGGAGCCCCACAACGGCAAGACGCTCGTTTTCGCGACGCTGACGCGGCTCGGCCTCGATGTCGCCAATGGCCGGCCGCACCCGATCGTCGACCAGCCCTCGCCGAAGTTCTGACGATGGCCAAGCGCCCTTCCAAGATCGATCGCCTCGGCCCGGACGTGCGCGACCTCGTCGGGCGCCTTCGTGACCAGGGCCGTACGCTGGACGAGATCATGGCGAAGCTGGGCGAGCTCGATATCGCCGCGGCGTCGCTGCCGTCGCGGGCGGGGCTACACAAGCATCTGCAACGTGCCGAGGCGGTGGCCGATAAGTTGCGACGGTCGCGTACCGTGGCGGAAGTCGTCGTCAGGAAGCTCGGGGAATCCGAGCCGGACAAGGTCACGAGGCTCAACATCGAGCTGATGCATCAGGCCCTGTTCGACATGATGAACCCGGAGGATGGCGAGCCGATCGCGCTCGACCCGATGCAGATCATGCTGCTGTCGAAGGCCATGGACCATCTCGGCAAGGCCTCGAAGGACGATGTTGCGCGCACCATCACGATCGAGAAGCGGGCGGCGGACAAGGCCCGCGCGGCCGCGCTGAAGGAGGCCGAGGCCGCCGTCGTCAAGCATGGCGGATCGGGCGCGCTGACGCCGGAGCTTCAACAGGCCTTCAAGGCGATGCTGTTTGGTCAGCGCGATGGCTGACGCCGAGATCCTGAAGGCAGCCGGGAAAGCCATCCGCAAGGGCATCGCGGGTGGCCTCAGTGCGGCGATGGCGCTGAGCGCCGCCGCGACCGATATCGCCGCCCGGCCGGGCCGGGACGAATGGCTGGAGATCCGAACCGAGCAGGGACGCGCCACCCCGGCCGACTGGCGCCAGGCCGCGCCGCTGCTCGGCTACCAGCGCGCGATCGCCATCGCCTGCGAACAATACGACGTCGTCTTCGTCGAGAAGTCCCGGCGCACCGGCGCCACCTGGGGCGCGGCCGCCGACGCCGTGCTGCGCTCGGCCGCGGCCCGCAGCAGCGGCGGCATGGACACGCTCTACATGGGCACCAGCCACGATATGGCGAAGGAGTTCATCGACGCCGCCGCCAACTGGGCGCAGCTGCTGGAGCATGTCTGCAGCGGCATCGGCGAGACCCTGTTCGACGACGGGTCCGACGCGGGAATCAAGGCGCTTAAGATCGACTTCGCTTCGGGCTTCTCGATCGTTGCGCTGTCGTCGAAGCCGCGCTCGCTTCGCGGCCGCCAGGGCTTCGCGATCCTCGACGAGGCCGCCTTCGTCGACAACCTGCCCGAGCTGCTCAAGGCCGCGATGGCGTTCCTGATGTGGGGCGGCAAGGTGCTGGTGATCTCGACGCATAACGGCGCGGACAACGCCTTCAACCAGGTCATCACCGATATCCGCGCCGGCCGCGCTGCCTATGGCCTCGTGCGGTTCGACCTGGACGACGCGCTGCGCGACGGCCTGTTCGAGCGCATGTGCCTGATCAACGCCCACAAGCATGGCGAATGGACTGCGGAGAAAGAGGCCGACTGGCGCGAGAAGCTGATCCGCGATTATCGCGATGCGGCGGACGAGGAGCTGTATTGCATCCCGTCGCAGGGCTCCGGCGCCTGGCTGACGAGCGCCTTGATCGAGGCGCGCATGGTGCAACCGCTGCCCGGACGCAAGCATGTGCTGCGCCTGTCATTGCCCGCCGCCTTCGTCTTCCGACCCGAGCCTTTCCGCAATTCCGAGATCCAGGCATGGATCGACGACGTGCTGATGCCGGTCATGGAGGAGACGGTCGATCCGGCATTGATGAGCGCCTTCGGTCACGACGTCGCCCGTCATCGCGACGCATCGGTCATGGTGCCCATGCAGATCGGGCGCACCCTGCGCCGTATCGTTCCCTTCGTCGTCGAGCTGCACCGCGTTCCCTTCGTCCATCAGGAGCAGATCCGCGACGCGATGCTGAAAAGGTTGCCGCGCCTGATCGGAGGATGCACCGACGCGACGGGGCTGGGCGCGCAGATGGCCGAGAGCGCCATGCTGACGTTCGGCCCGTCCTTCGTCGAGGTGAAGCTGTCGACCGAGTGGTATCGCACCGAGATGCCGCCGCTGAAGGACGCCTTCGAACAAGACAACATCAGCCTGCCGGCGGACGCCGATCATGTCGGCGATCTCCGCCTGGTCAGGATCATCCGTGGTGTCGCCCAAATCCCAAGCCTGCGCACCACCTCTGCAACCGGCGAGAAGCGTCATGGCGACTATGCGGTCGGGCTGGCGCTCGCCTATTCCGCGACCCGGATGACCGTCGAGGCCTACGGCTACCAGAGCGCACGTCCGAGCCCGGAGGACGCCCGTCGTGGCGGCATCCGGCCGGTCCAGGATGCCCATGACGTGATGATGCCGTCGCGCAGCGACGGTCTCTGGTGAGGTAAGCGATGGCTCCCAAGATCCTCGACCAGTTCGGCCGCCCGATCGACCGCACGCTGCTCGCGCAGGAGCGCGCGGTGCCGAGCGTCACCGGCATCCAGCATCCGTTCGAGGAGACGGTGGCGACAGGGCTGCAGCCGGGCCGCCTCGCGCGCACCCTGCGCGAGGCCGGCACCGGCGACATGTTCAACTTCCTGACGCTCGCCGAGGAGATCGAAGAGCGCGAGCCGCACTATCGCTATGTGCTGGAGACGCGGAAGAACGCGGTCACCTCGCTGAACGCCCAGGTCGACCCTGCGAGCGAGAGCGCCCGCGATGTCGAGATCGCCGACTTCCTCCGCAACGCCATCGTCGAGACGCCTGCGTTCAAGACTTTGCCCGACATGCTCGTCGACGGCCTCTCGAAGGGCTACTCGAATGTCGAGATCATCTGGGACTTGAGCTCAGGCTGGGTGCCAAGGCGCTATGTCTGGCGCGATCCCCGGCTCTTCCAGTTCGACCTGGCGACGCGCACCCAGTTCAGGCTGCGCGTGCAGGGCGTCGCCGATGGTGTGCCGCTGGAGCCGCTCAAATACCTGACCCATGTCCCGCTGCTGAAGATGGGTCTGCCGGCCCGAAACGGGCTCGCCCGTGTCGCAGCCTGGTCGTTCATGTTCAAATCGTTCTCGATGCGCGACTGGGCGCAATTCCTCGAGATCTACGGCATGCCGATGCGGCTGGGAAAATACGGCCCCGGCTCCTCGGCCGACGATCGCGCCGTGCTGCTGCAGGCGGTGCGCAGCCTCGGCCGCGATGCGGCGGCGATCGTGCCGGTCGGCATGACCATCGATCTCGTCGAGGCCAAGGGCTTCTCCGACAAGCCCTTCGAGGGCAACGTCCGCTTCCTGGACGAGCAGCTCTCGAAACTCGTCATCGGCAAGCCTGGCGATGGCGTCGGTTCGTCCAAGGCCGGCGAGGAGGTGCTCGACAAGGTCCGCGCCGACATCAAGAAGTCGGATGCCCGCGATCTCGCGCTGACCCTTATGGATCAGCTGATCCGTCCCGTGGTCGACCTGAACTTCGGGCCGCAGAAGGCTTATCCGAACCTGCATTTTCCGATCCCCGAGCGAAAGGATCTGCAGGTCTGGTCGGATGCGGTCGGAAAGTTCGTCGATCGCGGACTCGAGGTCGAGGCGAGCCAGATCTACGACCAGCTCGGTTTGAAGGAGCCGGCGGCAGGGGCCAAGTTGCTCAGGACGCCCGACGCCGGTGGCCCGCAGCCGAAGCCCGCCCAGGTCACGCCGGTCGAGAAGGCCTCGGCCTATCGGATCGATCCGCGCATCTGCCCGGCTTGTGGCCCCGCGATGCTGGCGGCGGACGATCCCAACGCCGAGATGGACGAGGTCGACGAGCTGGTCGCCGAGGCGCTGGAGTCCTGGCGGCCCGACATGACGCCGACCGTCGCCGCGATCCGTGCGGCGGCCGACCAGGCGACAAGCTATGAGGGCTTCCAGGCGGCGCTGGAGCGCATCGCCCCGGATCTCCCTGTGGCGCGCCTGGCGCGCCGCCTGGCCAAGCTCGGCATGATCGGCAAGGGCCTGGGCGATGCGGGGCTGGAGTGACGGCGCCATGTCGTCCGTTGAAGCGGTATTCAAACGGCTAAAATCCCCGAGAGCTTTTTTTCCGGGCCACGGGGGCGGCGGCAGGCTTGCTGCCGTCCTGGGGCTTCTGTGGGGCTCGGGCTGAATGGCGGTCGAGGAGCTTTTCAAGACGGCGCCGCGCGAGGTCGTCGACTATTTCGACCGGCGTCCGAGCAAGCCGTCCTTTCGGTGGGACGAGGTCGCGCCGCGCGAGCATGCGCTGCAGTTCACCGTGGCGCGCACGGCTGGCTTCGACGTGCTCGATGACATCCGCAAGGCGGCACGCGCAGGCGTCGTCGATCGCGTGCCCTTCGAGCAGTTCCGCGACGAGCTGGTCCCGATCCTGAAGGCGAAGGGATGGTGGGGCCGCAAGGAGGTCGCGGATCCGCGCACCGGCGAGATCGCCAAGGTGCAGCTCGGATCCTTACGCCGCCTCGACCTGATCTACGACGCCAATATCCGCTCGGCGCAGGCCGCCGGCGACTGGGAGCGGATCCAGCGCGTCAAGGACGTACTGCCCTTCCTCGAATATCTGACCTCGACCTCGGAGCGGAAGCGGCCGCTGCACCTGTCATGGGTCGGCACCACGCTGCTGTCCTCCGACAGCTGGTGGTCGACGCACTACCCGCCCAATGGCTGGCGCTGCAAATGCCGGGTCCGGTCGCGGGCCGCGCCGCGCGAGGGCGCCGCCACCGTGCGCCCGCCATTCAATGCGCGCCCCTGGACGAACGGCGCGACCGGCGAGACGCGCCTGGTGCCGGCCGGCATCGATCCGGGCTGGGATCACAATCCCGGCCGCGCCCGCGAGCAGATGGCGAGCACCCGTCTCGTCGAGCGCCTCGATGCGATGGGCAGCGAGGCGAGGCGCCAGGCGGTGAAGCAGATGCGCGCCGATCCCGTCTTCACCTATGTCACCGAGAACGGGGCGGGCTTCGATTACCAGAAGCGCCTGGCGCCAGAGCAGGCGGCTGCCGGGCGCCTGCGCTGGCCGGCCGCCGTGATCAATCCGCAGCTCGCCGGCCAGCTCGGCACGACCAGCCGGGTCGCCACGCTGTCGGTCGCCGACGCCGCGAAGATCCAGGCGCAGCACCCAGAGGTCTCGGCCGGGTTCTGGCCCAGGCTGCAGGACATCCTGGACGAACCCGATGCGGTCGTGCCGGGATCGAAGCTCGCGCTGTGGAAGCGGATCGACGGCATCGCCTGGCGCGTCATCCTGAAGGCGAGCGAGACGGGCGAAATCTTCGTCAACAGCGTGCATCGCGGCCGCGATCGGCTGCTGGCCGCCCTGATGAAACGCGAGGAAGGGAAGTAGCGGTCGGGAGGGTGGCACTCCTCCTCGGCACAGGGCCGGTGGTCCATGGCTCGACCGCCGGGCGAATATAGGTCAAGCTTGCTTCAATGCCAACAACCGGCCCCGGACGCGCGTCCGGGGCCTTTGTGTTTGAGGCGTCCGGCATGGTCGGGCCATGTTCGGATCTCGTCTCGCCCTCTGCGACGCACTGCCCACCGGCCTTCAGGCCGGGCCGATGGTGTTCGAGGTCGTCATGGCGGCCGGCCAGGCCGGAGCCGCACCGACGCCGCCCGACTGGGTGCAACTGACGCCGCGCGGCGAGGTCACGGCGCGCGACGGCCGCGTCTTCTCCTTCAACCCCGAGACGCTCGTCGCAGCCTTCGTTGCCGGCGGCCTCAATCTCCCGATCGATTTCGAGCATGAGAGCGAATTCACCCTGACGCTCGGCGCCCGGCCGGCGCGGGGCTGGATCGCCGAACTGCAGGCGCGCCCCGAGGGCACCTTCGGCAGGATCGAGTGGCTTGCTGACGCCGTTACGGCGCTCGCGGCCCGCGCCTATCGCTACATCTCGCCGACGCTCTGGCTGCAGGCCGACGGCAAGACGGCCCGCCTGCTCAAGGGTGCGGCGCTCGTCACCTCGCCCGCGCTCGGCATGCCGGCCGTGGCTTCCGCCTCAACGCAGGAAAGACCCATGAACAAAGAAATCCTTGCCCTGCTGGGGCTTCCCGAGACGGCGACGGCCACCGAGGCGGCCAGCGCGATCGCCACGCTGAAGGCGGGCGACCCCACGAAGTTCGTGCCCAAGGCACAGCACGACGAGACGCTCGTCGCGCTCGCCGCCGCCCAGGCGACGCTGAAGGCCGGCGAGGACGCGGCGCAGGCGGTCAAGTGTTCGACGCTGGTCGATGACGCGATCAAGGGCGGCAAGGTCGCTCCGGCCGCGCGCGAACAGTACCTTGCTCTCGCCAAGGGCAACTTCGACGACACCAAGGCCGCAATCGACGCCATGCCCGTCGTGCTCAGGGCCGGCGAGGATCCTGCCATCCGGGCCGCGCCGGGCGGCGCGTCCTGCGATGCCGTCGCGCTCGGCGCCAAGGCCCGCTCCTACATGGACGAGCAGCTGGCGAAGGGCATCACCGTCAGCGCCGCCGACGCGGTCGCTCATGTCCAGGGAGCCGCGAAGTGAACCGCAATGAATTCGGGCTAGTGAAGAATTTCACCTCCGCGGGCGCCATCAAGCCCCGCCGCGTCGTCGCCTTCGCAGCGGCCGAGGGGCAGGTCGAAACGGCCGTCTCGGCTTCGGCCAAGCCGCTGATCGGGGTTTCCGGTGTCATCGGCACGGCCGGTGCCGGAGAGCGCATCGACGTTTATCTCGGCGACGTGCAGCCGGTCGAAGCCGGGGCGGCCTTCGCCCAGGGCGCCAGGCTCACTGTCGATGCCGAGGGGCGCGTCGTGGCGGCCGCTCCGGCGGCGACGGCCACGGTCCACACCATCGGCCTCGCGCTCGGGCCGGCCACGGCGCTTGGCGAGATCGTGCCCGTCCGCATCCTCCAGGCCGCGCTGAGCAACGCCGCGAACGCCTGATCCATCAACCCGACCCTTTTCTGACGCGAGGCCCACATGGCGAAGCTCGACAACCAGCAGTTCGAGGCGAACCCGTCGATGACGGCGATCGCCATCGCGTATCGCAATCCCGACGTCGTCATGATCGCCGACGACGTGCTGCCCCGCGTGCCGGTGGGTGGCCGCAATTTCGACTGGATCGAGTATCCGGAGGTCGAGATGTTCGGCGTGCCCGACACCCGCGTCGGCCCGCGTTCGGCGCCTAACCAGGTCGAGCTGTCCGGCACCAAGAATAGCGCCGGCGTTGCCGACTTCGGGATCGACATCCCGCTCGACAATCCCTCGATCGCGATCGCAGAGGCCGCAGGCTACAATCCGCGCAACCGCGCGACCGAGATGGCGACCAACATCGTCATGCTTGATCGCGAGATCCGCGTCGCCAACGTCGTCACTAACGCGGCGCTCTACGATGCCGAGCAGAAGCTGGCGGCGACCGTCGCCGCCTTTTTCGACGCGGCCGCCGATCCCTTCGAGGCGGTCGACGCCCTCCTCGACGCCTGTTGGATGCGCCCCAACCAGCTCACCTTCGGCCACCCCGCCTGGCGCGCCTTCCGCAAGCATCCCAAAGTCGTCCAGGCGGTGAAGGGCACAACCACGGCAGCTGGGCGCCTGACCCGTCAGGAAGTGGCCGACGCATTCGAAGTCAACCGCATCCTGGTCGGCTCCGGCCGCGTCAACATCTCCCGGCCGGGCCTGGCGCCGAGTTTGGCGCGCACTTGGGGGCAGACGATCAGCGGCCAGTTCATTGACCGCACGGTCACACCCGAGGCCGGCGGCATCACCTTCGGCATGACGGCGGTCTATGGCAGCCGCGTCGCCGGCACCCGCAAGGTCGATATGGGCCTGACCGGCGGCGAGATGGTGCGCGCCGGCGAGAGCCTGAAGGAGCTCGTCGTGGCCAAGCGCGCCGGCTGCCTGATCACGCTGACCTGATCGCTGTCCTGACGTCGAGCCCCGGTCCGTGCCGGGGCTCTGGTCAGCACAGGAGGTCTCCCATGAAGCTCTACCGCGCGATCTGGAACGTGCAGGATGCCGGCGGCATCGTCGCGCCCGGCGGCCTGGCGAAGCTCGACACGGATGCGGCGCTGTCGCTCGCTTTGCTCGGTGCGATCGAGCCCGACGCCGTCGAGGATGCCCCCGAGGCCTCCGAGGCGGAACGCGCCGCGGCCATCCTCGCCCTCGTTCCGTCGCTCGCGGTCGGCGATTTCACGAATGCTGGCTTGCTTCGCGCCGAGGCGCGCAAGCGGCTCGCCGCCGCCCTCGGCTTCGTGCCGGGCGACGACGAGATCAAAGCGGCCGGCGAGGCCTACGCCAAGACGCAGGCCGAGCAGAACGCCTGACGGAATACCTAGGGCCGGTCTGGCCCAGGGCGGTCTGGCACGGCTCGCGAGGCCTCCAGCACCCGATGGGGACGGTTCGACCGTAGGACCCAGTTCGCCGCCCACACAGTTCGATCGTCCCGGCGGATCCGGGTGCAGGCGGGCAAGACCGCCCTGGCGGGTGCGATGCCCGTCGTTTTTTCAGTTGGGAGGAAGCCATGACGACCCATTCGGGACTGCCCGTCGCCGGTTATCAGCCGCAGTCCGAGGGCGCGGTCGCTCGTGTCAACGCCTGCAAGCGGGTCGAGGAGGCGGTGCTGCGCGTCCTGGACGAGCTTGCCGAGCGCGAGGACGTCGATAAGCGCTGGCTCGCGCTTGGGCGCTCCTCGATCGAACAGGGCTTCATGGCGGTCAATCGTTCGATCTTCCGGCCGGCCCGCGTCGCGATCGACTGATCATGACCTACGCGACCCGCGCAGACATCGAGGCGATCTACGGCGCGCGGCACCTGGAGACGTTGGTGCCGGCCGACGTCGATATGGACGTCGCGGTCGGCAACGCGATCATCTCGGCCCAGGCGATGATCGATCCCTATCTGCGCAAGCGCTACGTCTTGCCGATCGCGGTCGCCGTCCCGCCGATCCTGAAGCAGTGCGCGATCGACATCGCCTGCTGGCAGCTCGCGCCGGCCGCCGACCGGATGTCCGAGGAGATCGAGAAGCGGGCGAACCTGCGGCTCAAATTCCTGAAGGACGTCGCCACTGGGCTCGCAGAGATCGTCGAGCTGCAGCCCGTGCCCGGCTCCGGCGCGGGCGGCGAGACCAGCTCGGGCAGCGGCGCGTTCTTCTCGGCTGAAGCCAGGCGCTGGAGCGGGGATATCCTGTGAGCACGCTCGAAGTCAGGGTCGATATCTCCGGCCTGGACGGGATCGAGGCCGCTCTCGCGCGGCTGGCTGGCGCTCAGTTCGACACGCTGCTGGAGGGCATGGCGCGGCTCATTCGAGAATCGGCACGCGAGCGCGTGTTCGGCGGCGGACCCGCGCCTGACGGATCGGCTTGGAAGCCCAATTTCGAAGGGCGCACACCGATCCTCCACCGTAGCGGCGCACTAGCCCGCTCGATCGACTATGCCGTCAGTGGCAACCAGATCGTCGTGGGGTCGGGTCTGCACTATGCGGCGATCCATCAATATGGCGGCGTCATCAAGCCCAAGAATGGCAGCGCCCTGAAGTTCTGGTGGCAGTCCGGGGGCTTCGTCAATTTTGCGGTCGTCAAGAGCGTCACCATGCCGGCGCGGCCGTATATCGGCCTCTCCGGCGATGATCGCGCCGAGCTGATCCAGGCGGCCGTCCTCTACATCCGGAGGTTGTTCGGATGAGCCGGCTGGCCGATCTCCTCATCGCCGCGAGCGCGGCGTTCCGCGCCGAACGCGACGATGCCGACCAGCGGGTGTTCACCGAGGTCAAGGCCGAGCTGGATCGGTTCGACCTGGCCGATCTGCTGAAGGATTCGACGCGGGCTCCGACCGCCCGCGTCTGCCTGATGCGCGCCAAGCCGGTGCCCGGCATCGACGGCAACCGCGACCTGGACGTCTCAGTCGCGATCGTCGTGGTGGCCGCCCGCTCCGGGCGCGCCAATCCCGAGTTCTCCTCGGCCGACATGGCCGCGCTTCAGCTTCTCGATATCTGCACCGACGTGCTGATGCGCGACCCTTATGTCGGCCTCGGCCAGCTCCAGGCCGCCGAGCTGGGCGACCAGCTCGTCGCGCTGTCCGAGCAGTCGAATGCCAATGGAATCGCCATCGCCCTGCAGGAGGTGAAATGGCGCCTGCTCCAGGTGAAGACGGCACGCGCCGCGATCCGCTCGGTAATCGGCACCTCCGACGAGGCCCAGCCCGACCAGCTCGCGATCAACGGCAATGACCCCGTCCTGCCGCCGGTCGGCTCTGTTCCGCCGGTGACGCCATGAGCGGCGAGCGCGATGTCCGCAAGCGACTGGCTGCGCTGGAGCGCCGTATGGCGACGCTGCTGATGCTGGGCACGGCAGAGCAGAATCAGGGCGCGAAGACGAAAGTCCGCTTCGACGATGCCGGCGCCGCCGGCGAGCCCTTCAGCTCGCCCTACCTGTCTCAGGCATCCGCCTCCGGCAAGAATGGCTCCGGCGTCTCCAAGTTCACCAAGATCGGCACCGGCGAATCCGTCATCGTCCTCAACCCGGGCGGCGAGATCGGACAGCATTCGCGGGTGATGTCGGCCGGGCCGGTCGGGGATCATCCTTCGCCCGGCGCCTCGGAGGCCGATGGCGACGTGACCTCGGTCGGCAATGCCACGTTCTCGATCAAGGACGGCGAGATCAAGGGCAGCGTCGGCGGCTCCAGCTTCACCATCACGGCTGGGGCGATCGAGCTGAAGGCCGCAGCGATCCGATTGGTGCAGGGCTGATGCCGGGGATCGCGGTCAAAGGGCTCGATGCGGCCGGCGGCGCCCAGATCGCCGGCGGCCAGGGCTTCGTCACCGTCGCCGGCGCCCTCGTGGTCGTCCTGGGCGATCCCGTCGAGCCGCATGGGCCGCCGCCGCATTCGCCGACGCCGGTCATGGCGCAAGGCAGCGCCTGGCTCACCATCAACGGCATTCCCGTCTGCAGGGCCGGCCACGCCGCCTCCTGCGGCCATGCCACCACCGGCCGCGACTGGGTCCAGGTGGTCGATTGAACCCCGTTTCAACAGCGCTTGAAGGAGCGAACATGAGCACCGAAAAGAAGCCCTACCGCGTGACAAACATGGCCGGGTTCTTCGTCGCCGGCGTCAAGGTGCCGGCGACGCGGGACGAGGACGGCAACCTCGTGCCGATCGTCGGCCATGTCCTGCGGCTGACCGAGGACGAGGCGAAATACGAGCTGTTGTCCGGCTCGATCGAGCTGGCGGACGAGCCGGCCGAGCAGGCGCCGCTGGCGCCTCCCGCCAAGCCGGCCAAAAAGACCAAGGGTCCTTAAGCCGATGCGCGCGGGCATGGATGCGCAGACGGGACGGTTGCTGACCGGCTGGGACCATTGCGTCCAGTCGATCGCGATCATTCTGACGACCCGCATCGGCACGCGCCTGATGCGCCGGGCCTTCGGCTCGGCCGCCCTCGATCTGCAGGACCGCAATGCGACGCCGCAGCGGATCATGCAGATCTATGTCGCGATCGCCGCCGCCCTGAAGCGCTGGGAGCCGGGCTTTCGCCTGCAGTCGATCAAGCTGACGCAAGCCGGAGGCGACGGCATCTTCGCCTTCGAGATCGCCGGCGTGTTCTTCCCGGCCGGACATCTCGGCGACTATTCGGTCAGCGAACAGCGCAGCGCGGTGCTCGCCGCCAATGACAACGGCTACGGTCTGAAGGTGGTCGCATGAGCCGCTTCACCCCGATCGACCTGTCGCTTTATCCGATCTCCGACGTCGTCGAGGCCCTCGACTTCGAAAGCTATCTGGCACGCGATCGCGCCGACTTCACCACGAGGTGGGAAGCCCGGCGCCTGCTCAATCCGAGCCTGCCGGCGGCGGATACGTTGCTGCTCGAATCCGAGCCATCGGCGATCAACCTCCAAGTCGGCGCCGGGCGTGAGCTGCTGCTGCGCGGCCATGTCAACGACCGCATTCGCGCGTTGACGCTTGCCGGCGCACTCGGCCGGGCGCTCGACCATATCGGCATCACCTATTACCGAACGCCCCGCCGGGTGATCACGCCGGCGACTGAGACCGTGCCGGCGGTTCTGGAGGATGACGAGACCTATCGGCATCGCCTCGCGATCGCGCCCGAGAGCTGGTCGACGGCCGGTCCGGTCGGGGCCTATCTGTTCTGGGCGCTCTCGGCCTCGGGCGACGTGCTCGATGTCGCAGCCTATTCCGAGGACGAGGGCGTCACGCTGGCGCCGCGCATCCGCGTCGTCCTCTATGCGCGCCCAGGCGCCGACGAGGCCCTGCTGATCGCGACGGTGCGCCAGGCGCTGAGCAGGGTCGATATCCGCCCGATGGGCGACCTGGTCACGGTCGAGATCGCGACTGTCCTGCCCTTCGACATGACGGTCATCCTGCGCCTGCGCGAAGGCTCCTCGCCTGAGATCGTCAAGGCCGCCGCCCGCCAGCGCGTGTTGAACTACTGCTCGGGCCGGCTGCGCTGGATCGGCGACGGCGAGACCGGGCCGGTCTGGTTGATCGGCCGCCGGATCCGCAACGCCACGGTCGCGGCCGCGGCCTTCGGCGCCGATCCGAACGTCATGGAAGTCGAGGTGCCCGAGCCGGCCGACGACATCAACCAGGCGCATGAGGACTACACGGACGAGGCACTCGCCGGCGTCGGCTCCTTCGACTTCGAGCCGCTGCCCGACGAGGTGACCGCACATCTGTTCAAGGTTCCGCTGATCGGCACCGTCACCATCGAGCACGAGATCGTCTCGGGGAACTGGTCGTGAGCGAACAGCCGCACCTTCTGCCGGACAACGCGCCTGCCTTCCTGCGCGATCTCGCCGCGACCTCTCGCTTCCTCGAGGCGATCGACCCGAGCGCGATCGAGACGATCTGGGATGCCTGGCGTTGCCCGGCGGCGCTGCTGCCCTGGCTCGCCTGGGCGCTGTCGGTCGACGTCTGGGACGATGCCTGGGCCGAACCCGTCAAGCGCCAGGCGATCGCCGACAGCCCTTATTACCACCGCATCAAGGGCAGCGTCCGCGCCGTGCTTTCGGCGCTCGCCTTGGCGGGCCGCCCCTTCGAGCTGACGGAATGGTTCGACGCCATCCCGCGGGCACGCCGCGGCACGGCGCGCATCCATGTCGAGACCACGCTCGACGACATTCCGCGCGTGCTGCGCGCGATCCGGCCGCTCGTCCTGGCCTCGAAACCGAAGACGCGCGCGGTGGCCTTCGGTGCCGGCGAGCTGACGGTCGGCTTCATCGTCATCGGCGGCGGCGTCCTGGACGAGAGCCTGACCACGATCGAGCCCTACGCCTATCCCGGCGAGGAGATCGACGGGCTCATGCGGATCGGTGCCGGCCTTCTCGAAGAAACCCTGACCACGATCGAGGCATACGCATGACCACGGGCTTGCTCATCACCACCGCCGGCCAGGCGGCGATCGCGGCCGATCTCGCCGGCGGCGCCGACCTAGTCCTCAGCCATGTCGCCTTCGGCGATGCCGGCGGCGTGCCCTATCTTCCCAACGAAGCGCAGGTCGCGCTGGTCAACGAGCGCTACCGGGCGGCGATCGCCAGCGTCGCCGTGGTCGCCGGCGCCATCGTCATCGACGCGATCATCCCTGCCGACACGCCGGATGGATCGGCCCGGCCCTCGCACGGCTTCAACGTCGCCGAGGCAGGGATCTACAGCGCCGCCGGCACGCTGATCGGCGTGGCGCAGATGAGCAACGGCTACAAGCCGCCTCCCAGCACCGGCCAGGCCTCGATCGCGACCTTCCGCTTCAAGCTCGCCGTCGCCAATCCCTCGGCCATCACGGTCGTGATCGACCCCCAGGCGCAGATCGCGGTCGGGCGCCAGGTGCGGCCGTTCTTCATGGTGGTCGACGGGGTGCTCAACGCCCCGCCGGGCGCTCCTGCCGCCGGCGCCACCTATGTCATCGGCACGGCGCCGACCGGCGCCTGGGCCGGCTTCGCCCATCGCCTGGCCCAGTGGGTCGGCGTCTGGGCGTTGTCGACCGTGCCGACCGGGCACCTCGTCGTCGACAACAGCCAGGCGGAAGGCGCTACCGCCCGCTATCTGCGGCGCACGGCCGGCGGCTGGGTTTCGGCGGCGGCTTCCGATGCCGCCATGGGCGTCATCCGAATGGCAACGGAGACAGAGGCGATCGGCGGCTCTGAGGCGGGGGCGGCGATGTCCCCCGCGACGATGAAGGTCGCGCAGCGCGCCCACGGCCAATGCCAGCTGCGCTATGTCGGTGCGACGGAAATCCGGCTCTATCTTGAAGGCGGCGACATCGTCCGCGTCGCCGGCAAGGCGGTCGCGCTGCCGGCCGCCGGCGTCGCCGCCGCCAACACCGCAGTGACAGTCAACGGCGTCGCTGCCCAGAACCTGGCGGCGAACACCGAATATCTGGTCGCACTGGGCTTGGCCGGGGCGCTCGAATTCTGGACGAAGGCGACCGGGCACACCCGCGACACTACCGCTGGAAACATCGGCGTCGAGGTCATTGCGGGCCACGCCGACAAGACGCTGGTCGGCATGGTCGCGACCAATGCCAGCTCGCAATTCGCGAACAGTGCCGCGTTCCGCGGCGTTATCTCCTGGTTCAATCGACGCAGCATCGACCTGCTTGGGGCGACGACGCCATTCTCCACGACCTCCTCCGTCGGGTATGTCGAGCTGCACGGCCCCTCGCGCATCTACTTCCTGACCTGGGCGGATGAAGCCGTCGACATGAAGGTCGCGGGCCAGGGCTACAACAACACGACTGGCTTCTCGGTCTCGTTGGGCGTCGGCGTCGACGGTGTCTTCCAGGGCATTTCGGGCGGCTCCTACGCCGGCACCGGCGGTCAGAGCTCTTTCACCTCCGGTTTCAGCGCCAACACCCTCTCCGAAGGGCTCCATTACATCACGCCGATGGGCACGGTCGGCGCCGGTGGCACCGGCACGTTCTCCGGCGCTGCCGTCGCCGTCATCAGGGGTTGATCATGACCGATATCGTCATTGGGCCGAATTTTGCGGCAGAGATCCAGGCGGCCGGGCTGATGGGCCTGCCCTTCGCCTGGTCGGCAGAGGGCGTCACCTATGGCGACGACCTGACGCCGCCGCAGCGCGCCGCGATCGAGGCTGTCGTGGCTGCGCATGATCCGGCCGTTATCGGCGCCGCCGCTCTGATCGCCTATGCTGCGGATACGCGCTGGCAACGCGAGGTCGGTGGCATCGTCATCGGCAGCGTTCCGGTCGCGACCGACGACCGCAGCAAGATCATGATCATGGGCGCCCGCGTCGCGGCAACGGCCGATGCAGGCTGGGAGACCGTCTGGCACGGCTCGGACGGGCAGACCTATCCGCTCAATGCCGCCGGCATGATCGCGATCAGCAACGCGGTCGAGGCGCATGTGAACGCGACCTTCGCCACCTTCGCCGGCATCAAGGCCGACATCGAGGCCGGCGCCATCACCAGTTACGCCGAGATCGACGCCGCCTTCGCGCCGGCCTAAAGCCCAACGACAAAGGCCCCGGACGCGCGTCCGGGGCCTTTTGCTCTGCTTCGAACCCTAGCTTCGGCCCCGACCTTCGCGCTGTCAACCGGCGCGCCACATTGTCGGGATCCGGAGCGCATCCATGGCCACCGCTGAATATTTCCACGGCACGCGCGTCTTCCAGGCCGGCCAGACCACCCGCCCGATCTCGGTCGGCGAATACTCCACGGTCGGCGCCGTGGCGGTCGCGCCGGCGGCCGACCCCGACATTTTCCCGCTCGACACCGTCACGACCATCTTCAGCAACGACACGGCCGCGCGCGCCGCCCTGGGCACTGGGGGCAATGTCGACGCCATCTTCGACGCGATCGACGACCAGGATGTCACCGCCGAGATCCAGGTGGTGCGCGTCGCCGAAGGCGTCTCGACCGTGCCGCAGACGAAGCTGGAGCAGACCATCGCCAACATGGTCGGCTCGGGCGCCAACAACTCCGGCGTCCACGCCTTCAAGGAGGCTTCAAAGCCCGCCCGGCTGATGATCGCGCCCGGCTACACCAGCCAGCGCATCAGCAACGCCAAGAACCCGGTGATGGCGGAGCTCGACGGCATCTGCAACCGCCTGCGCGCCATCAAGATCGGCGACACGCCCGATGCCTCGAAAGAAGCGGCCGAGACCTATCGCGACGACTTTCCCAACGACAAGCGGGCCTATCTCTTCCACCCGTCCTGTCGCGTCTTTTCCGGCGCCTCTGTCATCACACAGCCGGGCTCGGGCCGCATCGCCGGGCTGTTCGTCAAGCGCGATCGCGAGATCGGCGGCCCCTACGAGTCGCCGTCCAACCAGGCGATTGGCGGCATCCTCGGCCCGTCGCGGCCGATCACCTACTACACCGGCGAGCCCGACAGCGAGGCGAACTACCTCAACGAGATCCGCATCGCGACCGTGCGCAACGGCTCGATCCTGTGGGGCAATGAAACCTGCGCCGAGGATCCGCTGGACCGCTTCGTCAATGTCGTGCGGACCATCGATACGATCGACGAGGCGGTGATCAACGCCTTCTACTGGGCGATGGACCGCAATCTGTCGGTGCCGCTCGCCGTCGCCGTCATCCAGTCGCTGGAGAGCTTCCTCGACAGCCTGAAGGCCAAGGGCGCCATCCTCGGCGGCCGCGCCTGGTTCGACCGCTCGCTCAACGGCAACGAGGAGCTGGCAACCGGCATCCTGCGCGTCGAATACGACCGCGAGCCAGCCGCGCCGCTGCAGGATCTGCAGTTCGGCGCCCGCCGCAACCTCACCTACTACGCCGACCTCGCCAACGGCATCCTGCAGTCGCTCGATCGCAACGTCGCCTGACGTTTTCCCTGCCCGAAGCCGGTCCCGCCCGCCCTCCTGGAGACAGCCATGGCCCGTATCCCCTTTCTCGTGGTTCGCGGCGCGAACATGCTGGCCGAAGATGCCAACGGCCAGACGCTCAACGGCCATCTGGCGCTGTCCAAGATCAAGCTGCCGATGCAGCGCGAGAAATACGACGAGTTCTCTCCAGCCGCGAACAACGGCTCGATCGAGGTTGCGACGACGCGCGAGCCCTGCATGGCCGGGTTCGACATGAAGGGCATGCAGCCCGAGGTGCTGACGCTGTTTCGGACACCGTTCGGTGCAAGGCGCAAGTTCACGGTGCTCGGCGCCCTGGTCAACGAATACGCCACCTCGGCTGCCGATCGGGAGACCCAGGTCGTCGCGACCATGTACGGCCGGCTGAACGTCGAAACCGACGACATCGAGGGCGGTTCGCTCACCGGCACGCAATACGAGATCAAGTCGATCTCGTCTTATCTTTTGACGATCGGCACGGCGGAGATCGCCCGCTTCAACATCGAGCTGGGCGGCTGGGTCGACTCCGAGGGCCAGCAGCAGCGCATCGCCAACATGATCGGGCTCTCCTCATGAGCCAGCCCGACCTGACGCCGGTAAAGCCCTATCCGGGTTTCGAGACGGCAACGGCGGCCGCGCCGACCATGCGGAAGGGGCCCGTGATCGAGCCGGCCGGCCCGGAGGATTGGGTCAGGACCGTGCCGCTGGAGTTCCCGCTCACGGTCGACGGCGAGATCGTCGCGGCCCTGACCTTGCGGCGTCCGACCGGTGCGGATCTCGCCGGGCTGCTCGAAGAAGATCCGGACGAGGACACGCTGCCCAAGCGGCTGCGGGCGCGCATCTGCGGCGTCCACCCGGCCGTGCTCGCCGCGCTGTGGATCGACGATGCGGAGCGGGTGGCCGAAGCCAGCAGCCCTTTCTTGCCGTCCGGCCATCCCGATCGGGAGCCGGCGGAGGACGAACCCGCCTGATCCAGCGCACCGCGCTCGGCTCGATCCCGCTGCTCGCGATCGAGGTTGCGCGAGGCACCGGGACACCTTTGCCGGAGGTGCTGGCCTGGCACCTCGGCAGAATCGTTTTCTGGCATGGCGAGGTCTCGACCCTCGCCGGCGCGTAGGAGCCGCCCCGCGTGAACATGCGCGTCAAAATGATCCTCGACCTGATCGCGAACACCAAGGGTGGCGCGCGGCAGGCGCAGCGCGACCTGAAGGGGGTCAAGGATGCGGCGAAGGATCTCGACAGGGCATCCGGCGGCCAGAAACTCAGCCGCGACTTCCTGAACCTGTCGAGCAACTCCAAGGCCGCCACGCGCAACATCAAAGAGACTTCGACTGCCTCGACCGCCCTGGGCAGGAATTCCGGGGCAGCGAAGCTCGGGCGCGATCTCGACACGGTCGCGTCGCGTGCCGCGAAGGCGCGGAGGGAGATCGCCCAGCTCGGTACGGCCGAGGGCAAGGCCGCAGCCCGCCTGCAGGCCCAGGCACGCAACGCGCGAAAGAACGCTGAGACGGAAGGGGGCGGCGGAACGTCCCTCTTCGCCGGCACGCGCTCACTGGTCGGCGGCTATCTCGGCATCCAGGGCGCGCGTTTGGCCGCCCGCGGAACAGTCGGCCAGTCGGTCTCGCGTGAGAAGGCCATGGCCGAGGTCCGCAAAAAGGTCGACGGGATGGACGATCCCGCCGAGTTCGCGAAGATGGAACAGGCGGTCTCGAAATGGGCAATCGCCTATGGCCGGGCTTTCGAGGAAGTGGCCTCGCTGGTGGCGGAGGCCGGCGCCGGCGGCGTAACTCTGAAGGACATGCCGGAGTTCGTTCGGATCAACCTCGCGGCCGCGACCGCTTGGGACGCGACGGCCGACAAGACCGGCAGTGCTCTTGCCAAGATCCGGGCCGCGACGCAGTGGACCAATCCGCAGCTCGAAGACTTCGCAGACAAGGTGAATGCGCTATCGGATGCTGGCGCCGCAAAAGAAATGGACGTCGTCGAGATGTTCCAGCGCGCTGGCGCTGCGGCTAAGTCAGCAGGCGTTGAATTCGATGCATCGCTCGCCTTCCTGACCGCGATGAACAACGTCGCCATCGCGCCCGAAATCGCCTCGCGCGGGTTTGCAGCATTCTCCGCCACCCTGCGCACCGCGACCGAAAAGCCGAAGCGCGTCGCGGAAGGCCTGAAGATGCTCGGTCTCTCGGCCAAGGGTGTCGAGAAGGGCATGAAGACCAATGCCACGGCGACGATGATCGACGTGCTGGAGCGTCTCGAAAAGAACGCCGACAAGGCGAAGGCCGCGATTAAAATTTTCGGCGAGCAGTGGTGGGACGAAGTCGCCCGTACCGGCCAGGCGCTGCCGGAGATCCGCAAGAACCTCGACATCGTCAACGACCCGAAGAAGTGGAAGGGCTCGGCCCAGAACAACCTCAACATTCAGCTCGCGACGACGGACAACCATTTGAAGAGGTTGTCCGCGCAGGCCTCCGAAGTCGGCGATCGTCTCGGCCGCTGGGCGCTGCCGGCGATCAACGAGGGCATCGAGAAGATTATCGCCGGCATGGACGCGCTGGAGAAGCGCGCTGCCGACAAGAAGGCCGAAGCCAGCCTGGCCGAAAAGGTCTCTGCCGGCCTGCCGCTGACGCCCGAGGAGCGCGCCAAGCTCGCCAACGACCGCGAGATGGCGGCGCGTGTGACAGGCCAAGGCAACGCGATCTCTGCCCGGAAGGACTACCAGGAGACCGCCGCGCGCATGGACGGCGCCGATACGCCCGCCGCGCTATCGGAGCGCGCCCAGCTGCTGCGCCGCCAGTTGCAACGCCAGATCGAGACGCTTGAAACCCAGTTGAAGCTGGCGCCGGACGGCTTCGGCGACCGGAAGAAAACCCAGCGCCTGGCCAGCCTGCGCAAGCAGCTGGCCGACATCCCCACCAGCCCGTTCGACAAGCGCGCTTCGCCGCTCGACGCGCGCCGGCCGGCCGACCAGGACGAGCGCGGCCGTCCCGACCGAAGCGACGTCGTCGCCCTGCGCGAGCGCGTGCTCCAGCTCGAGTCGCGTCTCGCCACCCTGGATGAACTGCGCCGGACCTCCCGCAATCGTGACGATCGGCTGGGCTATGGCGCCGATGCCGAACCCTATACGCGCCGCCGCAACCAGGCCGACGAGCAGCTCCGCAATCGCATCGCACCGAACCTCACGGCAGCCAGCCGCTTCGGCTTCGGTCCCGGCGGGGCGCCGGCATCGGCGGGGCCGCGTGGAGCTGGGCCCGGCGGCGCGTCGTTTGGCCTGTCGGTGAAGGATTGGGCCAAGAGCGTCATCGGCGCGGGCGATATCGATCTCGGCGGCGCGGGCATCACGATCGCCGAGAGCCTGGCGCAGGGGCTGCGCACCGGCGGAGCCTCGGCCGAGGCGGCGGCGACCGGGATCCGCAGCGGCATCACCGGTGCCTTCGACGGCGCGGATATGTCGGCCGCGGGCAGCGCGCTGATGGCGTCGCTGGCGACGGGCATCCGCGCCGGCGGCGCCCAGGCGGTCGCTGCAGCCCGCGACGTTGCCGCCCAGGCGCGGGCCGCGGCTGCTGCAGGCATCGCGTCCGGGGGCAAGTCCTGGCCGCTGTCCGGCGCGCTTCACGACGGGGTCGAGTGATGGCAGGCGTTCCCATCCTGGCGATCGGCCCGCACATCTTCGCCTCGCTGCCGCTTTCGCTTCAGAAGATCACCGAAAAGACCAAGGTCAACTGGCCTGCGGCCGCGCGTTTCGGCATCGGGCCTGCCCGCCAGTTCACCGGCCTGGGCGAGGACGAGTTCGAGATCGAGGGACTGTATTTCGACCAGGAGTGGGGCGGCCATGCCGAATACCTCGCTTTGAAGGTGACGCAGAGGGCCGGCGAGCCGGTCGAGCTGCTCGGCGCGGCCACTGGGGGCTTCGGCGCCTCCATCTTCGGCACCGTCGTCATCCTGGAGGTCGGCGCCACCCACGAGCATATCGATTTCAGCGGCATCGGCCGGAAGGTCGCCTTCACGGTCAAGCTCGCCCCCTTCGGCGGCGACAGCGCCTTCGGAGGGCTGCTCTGATGGCGGCGGTTCAGGTGGTCCAGGACGAAATGACGCTCGACCTCCTGGTCTGGCGCGCCTTCGGCCGTCAGGACGGCAGCCTGGTCGAGCAGACGCTCGTCCTCAATCCGGGCCTCGCCGCGCTCGGCACCATCCTGCCGATCGGCACCACCGTGATCCTGCCCGAACCGCAGGCCCGCCAGCCCATCCGCCGCAACAGCGTGAGGCTGTGGAGCTGATGCCGTTCGATCTCGAAACGCCCCAGCTCGGCTTCACGCCCCGGATCTCCGTCGAGGTCAACGGCCGGGAGGTCGCGGCCGGCTTCTACGGCCGACTGATCAAGGCGACGATTCGCGACGAAGGCGGCCAGACCTCGGACCAACTCACGATCGAGCTGGACGACGCCGACAACGCGATCGAGCTGCCGCCGGAGAAGGCGACGATCGAGGTTTGGATGGGCTGGAAGGAGACCGGCATTGTCCTCATCGGCACCTATGAGATGCAGCAGCCCACGCTGAAGGGCAGCACGTCGGCCGGCGAGTTCATCACGATCCAGGCGAGCGCTGCCGACCTCAAATCGAAGCTCAAGGGCAAGGGCCGGGAGCATTTCGAGGAGAAGACGGTCAAGGAGATCGCCGACGCGATCGCCAAGCGCAACGGCATGACGGCCGTCGTCGACGCCGAGCTGGGCAAGATCAAGATCCCGTATCGCGCCCGCGTCGATTCCAGCGAGATCGACTTCCTGACCACGCTCGCCGACGAGCACGACGCCGTCGTCAAGCCGATGGGCGACAAGCTCGTCGTCACCAAGCGCGGCTCCGGTAAATCGGCCGCGGGCAAGGCGCTGCCGCCGATCAAGATCGAGAAAAGCGATTGCGAGGACTGGGAGATCGCGCCTGAGGGCCGCTCCCAATACGGCAAGGCCAAAGCCTCCTGGATCGACCAGAAAACCGGCAAGCGGAAGACGGAAGAGGCCGAGACCGGGCTCAAAGGCCCGGACTTCACCGTCCGCGATCCTCTCCCCACTCAGGAGCTGGCCAAGGCCAAGGCGCAAGCCGAGGCCAAGCGGCTGACCCGCAACACCAGCTCCGGGCATTTCAGCCTGGCGCTGGGCCGGCCCGACGCCCAGGCCGAGGCCGACGTCATCGCCGGTCCGTCGTTCCGCGACGGGATCGCCGGCACGCATCGCGCCGACGCGGTCGAGCACACCTTCGACGAGAACGGCTTCATGACCAAGGTCGAGATCAAAGCCAAGGAAGACGGCTCTTCCGGGAAGAAAAAGGAGAAATAGTCCATGGCGGTCGAGATCTACGACATCACGAACAAGGCCGGGCGCTATGTCGCCGGGTTCAAGCGGCTGCCTGGCCAGACGCAGATCGAGCTGACGCCCGAGCAGGCGGGCTATGAGCTGTCGCAGGGCACCATCACCGCCACCGGGCAGCCGGGAGGAACGCCGGTCGAGCCCGAGCCGGTGGTGGACAGCGACACCTTCGAGCTGCGCCGGGCCGGCCTGCCAACCCGGCCGACGGCGGCCCAGGTCGCGGCTTATGTGAAGGCGCAGGGCGGTGTTCCGAACGTTCTGCTGGCGTGCGGCCCCGGAGCGCCGGTGTACGGCCCAGCGGCCAATGCCACCTTCTTCGATCTGATGCGTCCTGCGGTGCTGCCAGCGGGAGTCTTCCGGCCAGGCGCGGCGCTTGAGCTCGACCTCCTGATCGAGTTTTTGGCACCCGCCATCGCCGGACGCTCGATCCAGATCACCATCAACGGCGTGACGATCGGCCAATCCTTCCCTGTCGCCGCCATCGGCTCCACCAGCATCAAGCTCCCCGCCTGGGTCTCGAACGACGGCAAGTCGCTGCTCGCCTATGCTGTCAATTTCAACGACGTTGTATCGCCGGCAGCCGGCCAAGGGGCGCCGTTTTCCAGCCACGCGGCACAGGCGGCCGCATCCGTGGTCGATCTCACGGCCCAGGCGACGATCCGCGTCCAGGCCAAGCCGGTGAACGGGGACATCTGCCGACTCGTTGGCCTCTGCCTGACCCAGCGCAGCATGCCGGGCGGGCCCGCCGCGCTGCTGCCGCTGAACGCGATCTCGTGCTGGGGCGACAGCCTGACTGCAGGCTCCGGCTCGACGACGCCCGCAGGCGGCTGGCCCAGCCGGCTGAGGCAGGCGCTGGCGGGCCGCGGCGTAAGCAACTTCGGGATCGGGGGGCAGACGTCGCTGCAGATCGTCGAGCGAATGCTGGCCGACCGCGTGATGGGCCGCAACGGCATTGTCATCGGTTGGATCGGGCGAAACGACGTCGGTGTCGTGGCCGACCTGACGGCCACGGTCATGGCCCAGCACGCGCGCGCCGTCGCCAACCTGGCGCCGGGGGCGTCTTACCTGCCAGGCACGATTACGCCGTCCTCGGCCGAGGTCTCGGGAAGCGCCAACCACACGGCGATCCTGGCCGCCAATGTCGCGATCAAGGCAGCCTTTCCCAACGCCATCGACCTGTTCGCTGCACTCGCGACAGAGCCTAACGGGACGATCGCGGCGGCCAATCGCTCGGATGCGGTGCATCTCAACGACGCGGGCTACGAGATCGTCAAAACCACCGTTCAGTCGAAGCTGACTGCGCTTGGGCTTTGAAACGACTGGTGACGTGACAGGGGAGCCCGAAGGCTCCGGCGGCCCAAACTTGGCAGGGAGAGCCGCCCGACGAGAGCAGAATCACATCGCCCATCACGGCGGCCGAGGCCGCGCCTGACTGGGCGACGATTCTGGACTGCAGCACAAATGGATTCCGTGATCCCGGTTAACCCGGTCGCCGGCTATGTCGGCGGCAAGAAGCAGCTCGCCCGCACCATCATCGCCCGCATCGGTGCGATCGACCATGAACTCTACGCCGAGCCCTTCGTCGGCATGGGCGGCGTCTTCCTGCGCCGGCCGGCCAGGCCAAAGGTCGAGGCGATCAACGATGCCTCGCAAGACGTCGCCACCTTCTTTCGCGTGCTCCAGCGCCACTACCAGGCCTTCCTGGACATGCTGAAATGGCAGGTGACCAGCCGGGCCGAGTTCGCCCGCCTGGCCGCTCAGGATCCCGCGACGCTGACCGACCTGGAGCGCTCGGCCCGCTTCCTCTATCTCCAGCGCCTGTCTTTCGGCGGCAAGGTCGCTAGCCGCAGCTTCGGCATCGACACGCACTCGCCGGCGCGCTTCGACATCACCCGCCTCGTTCCGACGCTGGAAGCCGTTCACGAGCGCCTCGCTGGCGTCTGGATCGACTGCCTGGGCTGGGAAGCATTCATCCAGCGCTGGGACCGGCCGACGACGCTGTTCTACCTCGACCCGCCCTATTGGGGCACGGAGCACTACTATGGTCGCGACCTGTTCGTCCGAGCTGACTTCGAGCGCCTGAACGCCTGTTTAAGAGGCCTTCAAGGCCGCTTCATCCTGTCGCTGAACGACGTGCCGGAGGTGCACAAGCTCTTCGACTGGGCCACGATCGAGGCTGTCGAGCTGAGCTATCAGGCGGGCGGTGCAGAGCACACGAAGCGCGTGAGGGAGGTCATCATATGCCCGCCGATTTGACGGATTATTCATGTCATTGGATCAATGTCCAACAAACTGGAGCGCGGTGATGGCTGAAAACTCTGCGATCGAGTGGACCGATCACACCTTTAACCCGTGGACAGGTTGCACAAACGTCAGTCCTGGCTGCGATCATTGCTACGCTGAATCGTGGTCGAAGCGCTCGGGCCATGTGAAGTGGGGCAATAATCCGCGCAAGCGGACGACCGCTCAATACTGGAAGGTGCCGGCTGTGTGGGAGGCCAACGCGACGGCCTTCTATAAGTTAAAAGGCAGACGTCAGCGGGTGTTCTGCGCATCCCTTGCTGATGTGTTCGACAACCAGGCCGAGCCGGGCTGGAGAAGCGATCTGTTCGCGCTCATTGCCGCGACCCCCAGTCTCGACTGGCTTCTGCTCACGAAGCGGCCCCAAAACGTCAAAAAAATGCTGCCGTCCGATTGGAAGGACGGTTATTCGAACGTGTGGTTGGGCCTGACAGCTGAAGATCAAGTGCGCTTCGACCAGCGCTGGAAACACCTCAGCGCAATCCCTGCCAGTGTGCGGTTCATCTCCTACGAACCGGCGATCGGCCCTCTGCGGATCGTCGATGCCCCAGTCCAACCTGATTGGCTTATATCCGGCGGGGAAAGTGGTAACGGCGCACGGATCGTCGAAGCTGACTGGATTCGTCAGATTGATGCTGACTGCGCTGCAGGCGGTGTCGCCCACTTTTTCAAGCAATGGGGCACGTACGGGAACAACCCACTGGTCTGCGAATCAGGGATACCGCTCGCTGAGGCAAAAATCGCTGACCCTCATGGGAAGGGCGGGGGCCTTCTCGATGGGGCAATTCACAGGCGTTTTCCGCAACCTCGCCCAAAAGTAAGCGTAGCAGCCTAGGGTTGTTGACTCGCATCAGCCATCGCATCCAGATCGTGCGATGACGCAGGAAGAGCTTTTCCCTGATCTGCCGAAGGCTCTGGGCAAAAGCCTTGTGTTCGCCTCGCTTCGCCAGCCGGTTTGGACGGAAAACAAGGCCAGGCTGATTCATCGGTATCTCTACTATTTCGTGCTGATCACGCGCCACGGCGCCTATATCGATGGATTCTCAGCGCCCCAGGAGCCTGACGTCGCCGATAGCTGGGCCGCGAAGCTCGTTTTGGAATCGAAGCCAGCCTTCCTGCGGGACTTTTGGTTGTGCGACCTCAGCAAGGTGGGCTGCGAAGCGCTTGAGGCGTTGGCCGCCGACCACCGCAGTCGTCACCGACGAGTTGAAGTGGTCCAAGGCGACTTCAACGAACGAGTTGATCTGATCCTCGCCTCCGAGCGCATCAAACCAAAGGTGGCAACTTTCTGCCTGCTCGATCAACGCGCTTTCGAATGCGATTGGGCGACCGTCCAAAAGATCGCGGCAAAAAAGACCGAAAACAAGATCGAGATATTCTATTTTCTGGCCTCGGGCTGGCTAGACCGGTCGCTGGCTTCTAGCTCAACAGAGGCTGGGCAGGGGCGGATCTTGAAGTGGTGGGGCCGCTCAGACTGGCGGACACTCCAAGGTATGAACAGCGCGAACCGAGCGCAGATGATGTCCGAGCGGTTCAAACAGGAGCTGGGATATCGCTTTGCTTACGCGTGGCCGATCTACGATCGGGGGTCTAAGGGCACCGTGATGTTCCACATGATCCATGCCACCGACCATGCCGAGGCTCCGAAGATCATGAACCGGGCGTATCGCAAAGTGACAAAGGCGCTGGAGCCGATCGAGGAGCTGCAAGCCAGCTTCATGCGACTTCTGGAACCTTTGCCTGAAGCCCCGTGACCAATTGGCGGGTCGGCCCTCAGGCAATGATGCATCTAAATCGACAGCGAGGCTGGGGCCAGCTCGGGAGAGGGAGAGACAGGATGCCAATTAGAGTCATGCGCGCGGGTGAGACGGCCAAAGCATGGTCATCCGATCCGTACGGTCGAAAGCTCGATTTCCACGGCCCGATTGGCGAGAAGCCAGGGTATGTCCTGATGACGTTCAAGATGCCGTCTAAAGGCGGCGGCGTGACAGACGTTCGGGTGGAGCTCAGCGGCGACGCAATCGAGCAGCTTGCAGAGATGATGATCCGGGCAGACCGAGAGAACGCGATCAAGGCTTTTGGACGCGCGCTCCAGCTACCTCCGGAGCCTCCCGAGACCTGGGAATAG